GTGGACTCGTCACGATTTTCGTGATTTAGTTCCGCCGCCAACGATGTTTTCCAGTGTGCGGGGCTAAAATGCCTACACATGGATACGCCCTGACGGCACAGCGCTTGACGGACGAGAGATAGATGATATCTATCCTCGCGGTCAGACGGCCAAGACCAACCGCGAAGTTCTGTCGAGCGCTGCTTGTCAGGTTTTGCGGGAACTCGGGGCCCTGCGGTCTGCAAACCGTAAGGGCTCTTTTTCCCGACTACTGAACTGATGAGACTCGTGTGCTCTTCGGTGCCACACCTCCATGTGAGTGAAGGGCCAGGGATATCGCTCGTCCGGGGACCTGTCAAGGCAGGCGAGTGACCTCGTTCCGCCAGCATCTGACCGCGTTCGAACGCGGTCGCGGACGTGATTCTCCCGTTAACCTGCCGAGAGCGGTTTTGCTAACGAAATGGGGTGTTTAGCAACACACCCCGAGGCCGAAATACGAGGCGTGCTCAGCTCGGATTTGGCACTCCGCCGCAACGCGAGTGTCAACGCGGAATTCGGGAAAGCGCTCGTTGTGCCCCCCCCTCTCATACTGAGGACCTGCTAGGTTGGATCGGGTACTTCCCTTGTAGATACCGAGGTGGCGGCTGTCCCTTGGTTCCTCGGTTTTTGGGCTCAAAAATGAGCCCAAAATGGCGTCCCGAGGCGATCTATCCAACGGCATCGTCCTGTTGCCCCATTGCACTTGCGGCTGGATAACTGATCCACGCTCTCCGTCCTGGTACGTAGGGTGTACCCGGAGGCTGTGTGGAAGGCGTGGCCGCTATGTCGACGCCGCGCGGGCTGTCTCGGAGGAGGCACGTGCTTCGTGCCGCTGTGAAAATCTCGCCGCGCGAGTGAGGCCTCCGCCCCTTCTATCTCTCGTCAAGGTGGGTTCAGGCACATGTGGCACAACAGCCTCAGCCGCTAAAAGATGACGGGCCCGGCCGGGGATAACGGCCGAGCCCGCACAGGCCAGGAGCACCGGGGAAGCGCCGCTGGGGCCGCCAGTATAGCGCCCCTGCGTGTCTGCGCGCAGGGGCACGGAGCCCCAATGGCCTGCCCTTACCCCCAGCACCCACCCACCAGCCCACCCACAGCCGAGACGTCACCGCCCGCCGAGGTGCGGCTGGTGCTGCAGTACCCGCCCAGTGCCAACACCTATTGGAAGCCGGCCCGGGGCCGCGGGCTGGTGCCCTCGGACGAGGCCACCGCGTACAAGGCCCACGTGGCCCGCGCCGCTGCCGTGGCCCGCGCGCAGCCTCTCTTCGGCCCGGTGCACCTCGCCCTCACTGTGTACCGGCCGCGCCGGGTGGGGGACCTCGACAACTCGCTCAAGGTGCTCAACGACGCCCTTAACGGCGTGGCGTGGCTGGACGATGAGCAGGTGGTGCGCATTCACGCGCTGCGCGAGGACGACGCGGCCAGCCCCCGTGTGGAGCTCCACGCCACCGCCGAGCGCTTCGCCACCCGCCAGGAGGCGGATGCCCACCGCAAGGCCAAGGCCGAGCGCGCCCGGAAGGCCCGGGTGACGCGCAATCGGAACCGGGCCAACAAGCTGCGCGCCCGTGTCCGACTCGCCCCGGCCCTGCGTCTGCCCACGCGGAGGGACTCCCCATGACGTGCGCCGCCGTCCTACAGCCCAGCCGCCCTCGCCTGCCCGAGAGGCCGACGCCGGAAGCGCCGCCCGAGGTGGAGTTGGAAGCGTTGCTGTACCTGCTGCGCGAGCTGCCCCATGACTGCCCCGAGTACGGTCGCACGGAGGCGCGCGTCGCCGCACTGGTGCGCCCCTACCTCGTGCGCGTCGCCCGCGCGGTAGCCCGCGAGTGGGACGTCTCGCCCCAGGACCTGGTGCAGGAGGGGCTGCTGGCCGTCCTCGTGCGCCAGCGCCGCCATCCCTTCGACCCGGGCCGCGCGGGCACCGGCCGCAGTGCCTTCCCGGCGCACGCCATGAAACTGGGCCGGCAGGCCATGGTGCTCGCCGCCACGCGGGCACGTTGCCCCGTCCACCTCACCGACCACGCCCGCAAGGCACTGCGCCGGGCGAAGCGTGCGGCGCGCGAGGCCCAGACGTCGGTAGCCGACGCGCTCTCCGCCCAGGGGCTGGAGGTCGCCACCGCGCACGCGCTGGGGGACGGTACCGTCCACGCGACGCTGCCGGTGGAGGAACTGCTGGGCCTCGCAGCCGGCACCGAGGGGGCGGAGCGCGCTGCCCTCCAGTCTCGGGCCATGGCGGCGTTGCACGCACTGCCGCGCCTTCAGCGCCTGGTGGTGTCCGCCGTGGTGGGCGTCGGCCAGACGGGCGGCTGCGCCACCACCGAGAGGACGGTGGCGCAGCAGCTCCACCTCTCCCAGGCTACGGTGCGCGCGTTGCGCGAGAAGGGGCTGCGCCGCCTGCGGGAGCTACTCACCGGGCCGACTCCTGCGGTAGCCCGGACGGGTGCTGTCCGCCGCCCGCGTGCCAGCCGGGCCCGGGACGTGCGGCCCGTCAGCCCAGGCCGGCCTCAGCTCGAGCTGGGGCTCGGCTCCACGGGGGTGTAGCCGTGCCCGTCATCACCGCGAAGAAGGCGGGTACCTGCACCGCTGCGGCCTGCGGCGGTCGCATTCGCAAGGGAGAGTTGTGCTGGTACGAGGCGGCCACTGGCACGCGCCACCTGGAGCAGGCCTGCCGAGACGCCCTCGCCGGCACCCGCCCCAACCGCCGCGCGGCTCCGTGTACCCGCTGTCGCCGCCGCGTGCCTCCGGGCCAGGGCCACCTGCAGGTGGCGGAGAAGGGGACGCGGAAGACGTACACGGTGACGTGTGCTCCGACGTGCCCGCCTCCGTAGCCCCTCACGCCGCTGTGCGCTGTTTCCGGAGACGAGGACGGCGAGCACCGCGTCCTCCACCTCCTGGTACGCCTGCCGCGCTCGCTGGTACCGCGTGCGCGCGGCAGGACTCCCATCCAGGTTCTGCACGGCCTGCTGCAGCTCCGCTTCGACTTCCGCCAAGCGCTGCACGAGCGCCAACTGCTGAGTCACGTTCATGCCGGCGGCGCAGAGCAGGAGAGAAGAGCGGAGGGGGGCGGGCGAGCCCCTCATGCGAGTGTGGGCAGGGGCGCCTCCGCGTGGCCGTGGACGAGAGAATCGCGCGGCACCTCGCATGCCCGCGCCTAGGCCACAGAGGAGGAACGGAGCGACTGCCCGTCGCGAGCGGGACCGGACCTCCGCGGCGCAAGTGCCCGGCCTCACTCACCTTCCTCACTCCGCAACCCCTCACAATGAATCAGCCCCCCTCTATCTCCTCTTCACCCGTCAAGCCCGGCTGAGCAGCCGCAGCTGCCGCGCACATTTCTGTTCTCGCATTCCCGCCTGCTGACCGTCGACGTGCCGCAGGTGCGGCAGCGCTCACGCACGAGAATGGTGGCAGTATATAAGGTCTCGTTGCAGAAAAAGTGCAGCCCGCAGTACGGATAGAGGGTGTACCAGTTGCCCCAGTCGCCGCACTCGAAGGCGCTGCGCTCCTGCGTGTCCTTCGACGGCCGCCCCGAGAGTTCTAGCGTGACGAGCGGCTGCTGCCCGGCGAACTGCTGGTACACCAGCGCCGAGTACTCGCTCTGCTCCCCCTTGACAGGAATCACCGCCGCAAAACCATCCTCGATGCTGTGAAACGACGCCTGCTCCATGGCCAGCTCATCACCATGGCGCTCAAGCTGCGCACGGACCTGCTGGAAACGCTCATCCCCGGAAATGACTGCCATCATCCGGGCCTCGTCACCCGCGCTCGCCGAGACCTCCTCCGACACGCCACCGCAGCCCACCAGACTCCCCACAACGGCAAGAAAGACAATCCCCCTCTGCATTTTCATGATTTCTCTTTTCTTGAGAATTGTTGTCTAATGCTTCCGCAGGGCGGGCCGCATGAGGGCGCAACCTCGCCCTGCGATATGAGATTATCAAGAAATCCCAGGGACGTCAATTCACCTCCAATGCGGGCCTACATTGGATTACTTTGCAATGTATAGCTTAAACACTTTGTGCAGACGTTCATTGACACCTCCTCCGCATCCCATCCTCAAGGAGCGCCAGGCCGGCCCTGCCCCCTGCGCGGCCTCTGCCTGGGTGGGGTGTGCTCGTCCCAGCGCGCCCAGCTCCCGACATGCCGCCCGAGCTATTGCCCGTGGCGGTGAACCCGAGTCCGTCGAAAGCGTTGCCGCAGCGCGGGCTGCGCACTGGAACTACGGCGGCGAGACGACGCAGCGCGCCGAGTCGACGTAGAGCGTCCACGGCAGTGACGTGGCCTTCTCAATGCGAAGGCGCGCGTACCGAGTGAACCCTGGGACGGTTACCGTCCCACGAGCGCGGCCGCCGAAACTCTCGGGGACGGCATTTGTCCCAAAGCCTCTCGCCACTTGCACCGACAACCAGGGCGTCGTCCCCGTGTTGCCGTAGTAGTCGATGTATAGGTAGACGCAGGGGTCGCCCGTGGTGCTGTCTTTGCATTCGTACCTCACTTCCGCCGCAATCCTGTCTCCTTCCCCCGCGAGGAAGCGCTGGGAGGCTATTGCCGGGAAGACGGAGCCAACGAGTTTCACCGACCGTGTGCCGCTGTGGACCTTCACGGTCTCCTCAAAGCCGTCGACGCCCCAAGTCCCCGAGGTCATCACCCAGTTGTCTGGCGGCGAGCCAGGGACGGAGAGTTCCTCGAAAGACCGGTTGGAGGGCTGGCCCGAGAAGTCGACGCTAGGTGACAGCAGGCGCGTCTCCAGGTAGCGCGGGAGCAGCGTCACCTGTGCTGACGCTGGGCCCACGTTGCCCTCCGCCGTCCTCCCGCGCACCACTGCATAGTGCGTGACGCCCGGAGTGAGGTCGGCCACCTCGAAGCGCGTGGTGGCCTGGGCCGCCTTCAGCGTCGCTCCGCTGGGGGTGAAGCCGCTCGTAGTGGAGAGGTGGAGTTCGTAGGCGTCCCACGCGGGCCCGGTGGGCGCAGGCTGGAACATAATGCTTGCGCCTGCCGTGGTGTTCGTCACCGCGAGACTCGCAGGCGCATCAGGTCCGGAGAGCGACGATAGCGGAGCTACGCCCGGCGCGGCGTCGCGCGCCATCCACGTGTCGCGGGAGATGGCCGGCCGGCCGCGAAGCTTCAGCGTCGTCTTCTCGAGCCCGTCCGACGTGAAGGCGTGGGCGATGCTGATGACGGCGAGCGTCTGGGGGCTGTCCAGCGAGGCGCCGTCGGGCATCAGCGTCACCATGTCCCCCACCTGGAGCGGCCAGAAGGATGCGCGCAACGCTACCTCTACTTCCAGCGGCGAGTCCGAGAGGTCGGCAATCGCCGCGTCGGCCAGGCGCTGTGCCTCGGCTGTGGTGTTGATGTTGCTATTGCTAGCCTCCGTCACCTGCATGTAGCGCCGGCCGTAGTCCGCCACCGAGCTCGGGTTGGTGCTCGTCACCGTCTTCCGCTTCGGCTGGTTGGTGGCGTCGCGGTCGCTGTAGTCGCTGTAGACGACTTCCACCACGTTGCGGATTTCGCTCAGGCTTCGGCGCACCACCGGCAGCTCAAGGTAGTCGTCCGGGCTGAACGTCCACACCGGGGAGGTCGCGAGACGCTCAGGGCTGCGCAGCGCCGGCACGAAGCCGACGCCGTCGCGCCACACCTGGCGCACCTCCCAGCCGAGCTGGCCGGCGAGCTGCTGCCACGCCTCGTACACGGGGACGCGCTTCTGCGTGAATCGGCCCAGCTGCCAGAGCGGGTCCACCGGCGTCCACAGGTTGGAGACGAGGTAGCCGTTGAGGCCGGCGGCGGTGCCAATCTGCTGCATGACGGTCTGCACCGCCACGCCTACTGTGTCGTTGCCGTAATTGGCTTCGGCCTCAGCGAATGTGTCCTGGGCATGGCCTCCGAAGAAGTCCCGCCCGTCAATGCGGACTTCTTCCGGGCCGACGTCGACGGTGTCTATGCGCCCGTAGAAGACTTCTCTCCAGTCTCCCCACGCAGGCGGCGTGCCCGGCAGCGTAGTCGCCACGTCAATGCGCAGCTCCCGGCCCTCATTCAGCAGCGGGACGAAAACACCGGCGCTGGTGCGGTTAGCGAGGCTGCTGCCCACCAGCGGGGAGAGGCTCTGCACCGCGCCACCGGGCCCATTGCGCCGCACGGAGACGGTGGCCTGCGCTACGGGTGTGTCGACGCTCTCATTCCAGGTGGCGCCCAGCAGCCAGTCGCCGCCGAGCAGCGCGCCCAGGTTGACGTCCGTACCGTCCGGCAGTCGCACTCGCACACGCAGGTGGGTGACGCGCGTGCGCGTGCGGAGGGTGGTCCACTCTTGCGCCGTCAGCGTCCTCACGCGGGCACCTCCATCAGCTCCACGGAGAAGGACTCGCCTTGGGCGTGGGTGCCGTCCTTGAAGAATTCAATCGCGTCGCCGTCACCCGCATGGCCCAGCACCACCATGGGCTTGTGCAGCCCGGTGCCGGTGGCGCGGTGGTAGGGCAGCTCGCCGAAGGCGGCGCCCGCAGTGAAGACTGCCGCTGGCCAGTCGCTGGGAATCGCGTACGGCAGGGCGACGAGGTCGTCGAAGTGGTTCGTCGTCTCGCCCACCGGCGCTGTCCGGTTCACGAGTCGTACACGCCCACCCAACCCTCGTCTCCATTCCAGCCAATCAGCAATGTCTTCGCGCATATCCCAACTCACAACTGCTCCATCCTTCCAACCCGTGTCGGGGACAGCGTCGGTGTAGCGCAGGACGTAGTGGTGCCATGCGGGTGTGCCGCCTGTGGCGCGGTCGTAGCGCCACACCATAATCGTCCGGCGGCTGGGAGCCGCGAGCGTCCACTCAATGGAACTACCGTCCCCTCCGGGTAGAGCGAGACAGTTGCCGTACTTCCCACCTTCCGTGGCCGCCGCAGACGCGGTGTTGTCGGACGGCATCAGCCCCAGGCTGGACACGGGGCCATATTCGAAGCTCCACGAGTGCCCGTCACCATTCACCAGCGCGCGCAGTGCCCACGCCTCCGCGAGTGTCATGGGTGACGTATCGCCCGTGAGAGTCATAAGCGTCCGCCGGACGGTGGAGTACGGAAATCCGGAGAAGGCGCGGCCCTTTGTTCCCTGAAGCGTGGGGGAGTAGCGCAGTCTGGAAACAGGCACGGGGATACCGCTGAGATTGAGGAAGTGCATGGGGACTCAGGCGTACTTCGTGGTGGCGCGGCTGGCGCGACCGCTGCCGCGGAAGGCTTCGAGGCTGCGCTGGCGCTCCACAAAACGGGCGCCCTCCTGCACCGCCTCGTCAATGTCGTAGCCGGTGATGTTGACGACGTAGGTGTCTCCGCTGGCCCGCGCGTCCGCCTTCGTCGCGCCCTGGCGCCGCGGGTCCCTCGGGTCCTTCCAGTCGGGCGCCGACGGCCTCTCCGGGTCGTAGTCGGAGTTGGGGCCGGGCGCTGGCACGGGGCGCCGACCACTGCCACCGGGTGCCGGCGTCGGCGTCGGCGTCGGCGGAGGCGTGGGCTCCCTGGTGGGTCCGTCCTGCGTGTCCTGCGTCTCGAAGCGGCGCAGCGCCACCTTCCACGCCTGTGGCACGTTGCTGAGGGCTTCCGTCGCGCGGCGCTGGGCCTCCGCGCTGCGCAGCGTCTGCGCCGTGTTCTCCGCCGTGGCGGCCGCCGAGTTCCAGGTGGTGTTGCGCAGCGTGTGCAGCGCCTCGCCCATGGCGTCCGTATTCACCTTCATCCTGTCCAGCGAGTTGGCGAATTTCTTCAGCGCGTCAATGCCCAGCCAATCCACCGCCTTGCTGATAGCGCGAATGACAGACTGGATGGCCCCGACTACGGCGTTCCACACGGTGCCCAGCGCCTGGGCCACAGTGAGGATGATGGTGCCGACGAACTTCAATACTTCGAAGAGCGCCTTCAGTGCCGGCCCGGCGAGCACCTGCAGCGGCGCCATGATGGCCATGAAGGCCTGCCCCACCACCTGGAGCAGCGGCGCCAGGCCCTGGAGCAACTGGCCCACCAGCACCAGCGGCGGCACCAGGGGTTTGATGACTTCACCCAGCATCTCGAAGAGTGGGGTGAGCGCCGACAGGATGGCGTCGATGATGAGGGAGATGGCGCCCAGCAGCGGCTGGAGCGGCTCCAGCACCTTCCCAAGCGCGTCCGCCACCCGCTGGAGAATGGTGGAGACCATACTCATTAGCGTCTGGAAGCCCTCGGACTGAGTGAGCAGCTCGCCCACAACGGCCGCCACGCCGCCCAACGGGTTGCCGCCGGCGGCGAGGGTGCCCTGGGTGAAGAGGTCCGCCATGTCCGCGAGCTGGCCGAAGGCGCTGGCGAAGCGCTGCTGCAATGCCTCGCGAGCCTGAGCAATCGCCTGGCGCGCGGCCTCGGCGGCTTCGGCCATGGCGCGTGCGAGAGCCTTGGCCTTGTCTTCCGCGGCCTTGCTGAGGGCGCGGGTGGCCTCACCTCCGTGCGCGGCGAGCTCCATGACGTCCTTCACCAACCCGGAAAGCTCTCGCTTCGCCGGGCCCGTGACGTCAATGCCCTGGTCCTCGTCCTTCACCCGGACGTCCGCCTTCTCCTGCGAGAGGCTGGGCAGGCTCGGCAGCATTGCCGTCAGCTTTTCGAGGAGGGCGGACAGGCCCATGTCCTCGAACATCTTCTTCGTGCCGGCCAGGGCCCCGGAGACGCCCGTGGCTACGCCCTGGCCCACGGCCTTGCCCGCGTCGTAGACGGTGGCCCCCAGGGAGGCCACCGCGTCACCCAGCGCCTGGGCGCCGACGGCCACCTGGTCCTTGACGTATGCGCCGCCGGCTTCCAGCGCCTTCAACAAGTCCTCGCCCGTCAACCCCGCGGCGGCCTTCAGCCCGGCCTGCAGGCGCGTCATTCCCAGCACGTCAGCCAACGGCAACAGCTTCTTCGCCGTCTCGCGCACCAGCCACGCCATGGTGTTGAGCGAGTCCATGACGATGGCGTGGATGGTGGCCCCCAGCGCCTCGAAGGTGCCCTTGAGCACTTCCCACACCCTGGCAGCCACCTGACCGATGGCTGCGAGGATGCTGAGCACGGACTCGCGCAAGCCCGTGGAAGTGTCCGTCCACGCGCCATAAACGGCCCCCGCCAGAAGCGTCAGCGCGCCGATGGCCGCAGCAACGGCCGCCACAGGAGCGGCGAGGCCGGCCAGCGTGGCCCCGAGAGAAGCGAGGCCGGTGGACTTCGACAGTGCGCCCAGCGCGTTGAGGAGCAAACCCATTCCGCCGGAGAGGGCCTCCACCACGCCGGCCATTTTCCCCAGCACGCCGATGGCCAGTCCCGCGCTGGCCACCCACGTAGCCATGTCCGCTGCGGCTTGCTTCGTCTCCGGCGACAGGCGTTGGAACGTGGCCACCAGTCGCTCGACGAAGTCGGTGAGCTTCGTCACCACCGGGGCGAAGAGGTCTCCGAGGTCCGCCGCGAGCGTGTAGAGCAGGTCCGTCAGGCGCTCCACCTCGTCCTTCAAGTCCGAGTTGGACTGCGTGGCGGCAGCGACGGCGCCGGCGATGCCGGCAGCCACCACGGCGCCGATTTCTCCAATGTCGTTGGCCGCGGCCTTCACCTGCTTGGCCGCCTTCTCGACGCCCTCGACGAGGTCGCCGAGCGACTTCAGCGCCTCGCCGATGCTCGCCGTAACGGCCACGTAAACGTCGCCGACCTTGAGTGCCCCGCCGGACATGCTTCATTCCTCTGGGCGCTGGCGCACCCGGTAGACGATGGATTTCGTGTTGGCCCCTGGACGCGGCAGGGCGCCCGGGCTGGACGGCGCCCGCGAGCGCTCTGCCTCCAACTCGCAGTAGGCGAGGTAGTGCACGGAGTCCGACCAGGCCCACTCGCGCACCTCGTCCGGCGACAGCCCCGTTGCTCGCACCACCCCGAAGAGGGCCTTCAGCTCGGGGTGGGCGAGGAGTTTCCCCGCGCCTCCGCCACCGTCGGCCCCGCGAAGGCGAGGGAGAACGCCTGCGAGTGCTCGTCGAGCCAGGGCTCCGTCTTCACCTGCTCCAGGTCCTCGTCGGCGAAGACGCGCTTCGCGCCGCCCGGGTGGAAGAGGACGCAGACGGCGACGCGCGCGAGAAAGCGCATGCCGGCCACCTCGTCCACGGGCCTGTTGTCGGGGCCGATGTCCCCGGACTGCCGGCCTGCCGCCAGCACGTTGATGCGGTCCCCGTTGGACGGGTAGCAGATGTCGTAAGCGTCGTCGCCGATGCGAATCTTCGCGTGGACCTGCCGGCGCGTGCCGAGCGGCTTGCGGTACACGGGGGCTTCGTTGCTCATGAGGGTGCCTCCTGGGTGACGTGGGTGGAGAAGCTCAGACGGGGATGGGCGCGCCCTGGCCGGAGAGGGTGGCGGAGAAGGTGATGAGGTCCGTCGCGCTGCGGCCCTCCTCGTACGACGTCACGCTCACCGGGAAGCGCCAGCCCTGGCTGCCTGCGGCGGCAGTCGAGTCCTCGATGATGAGCAGGTACACCTTGGTGCCCTGCATGAAGGCGGTGCGCAGCAGCGTGTGCGTCGGGTCCGCCTTCATGAGGTGCCCGGAGAGGGGAATCTGGAAGGACTTCGAGGTGGTGACGGAGCGCTTCCACCCGTTGTCCTGGCCGAGGTAGCCGGTGTCGACGGTGTCCGCGGAGTAGTTGACGGGCGCCTCGGTGACGCCGTCCATTTTGTTGGCGGCGCTCGCGGCCTCGGTGGCCGAGGACGTCAGGTGGACGGCATGAATGTAGGCGACGGAGGGCTCTGCCATGGTGCGGCTCCTACTCAGCGAGAGGGGAAGGTTTTGGCGAGGTACGCGGCGAGGGCTTGGGCCACGCCCTTGCGTGCGCTCCCGCGCGACTTGCGGAAGGCCTTCTTCAGAAAGTGCGGGGGCGGGTTGAAAATCTGCTCTCCCCAGTGGAAGCCCTCGTGAATGGGGCCTGCCGCCTCGTGCGCGTAGCCCGCAGTCCACGTGCTGGAGAGGTGGTGCGTCAGGTTGCACGCGGGCCCGTCAATGAATCCGGTGTCGGCCAGGGGCGGCTGCGGCGGCCCCTCGCTGGTGGGAAGGCGCTCTCCAGGCGCCTGCCGGGGCACGAGGAACTGGCTGAAGTCCAGCGTGCGCCGGGCTACGTCGCGCAGCGGCGCGTCCAACGCGCGCAGCACCGCCTCGGGACGCTGGCGCAACTGGACGAGCTTGCGGACGTCGATTTTCACCTTCACCGGCATGCACGGAAGAAGGGGCGGCGCCTACCCGGAGTGCCGGGCCACGACGTTGAAGCTGAAGCGCGGGCGTTGCCTGTCGTCCGGAGGCTGGGCCAGGGGGCCCGCGCCCTCGCACCAGACGGACACGTAGCCGGGCACTCGCGCCAAGTGCAGCGCCGTCCAGCACGCCACGGCGAGCTCGCGCGTGGCAGTGACGGCGCCGCGCAGGCCGCGCACTACCACCTGGCACTCCGGCTCGAGGAGTCCGCCGCCGCCCAGGTACGCGCCGCCCTCGCCTCCGGTGAAGCGCACGCAGACGAGCTTGTCCGGCCCGTCCACGGGGAAGGGCCCCGCGTAGAGGGAGGGCGGGTTGCCGCCGGTGGTGACGCCCAGGCCGGCCGCGTCGAGGTATTGGGCCAGCTCCAGCTCCACGTCCCGAGGCGTCACAGGTACACCTCGCAGTGGTCCAGCGCCCCGGCCAGGTTGAAGCGAGGTGTCACCCGAAGGGGTTGCTTGCCGGCGCCGATGTCCTCCACGTCCGCCCCGGGCGGGTACACCGTGTCCCGCAGATCCACACGCGCGTGGGTGAAGAGGACGGCCTCGCTGGTGGCGTCGGTGCCGTCTGCCGCGACGAGGCGCTTCACGCTGCCCTGGTAGCGGCAGCGGTGCGGCTGGGGCTCGGAGTACTCGTGCTCCCCGCGCGCGTTGGTGGACAGCCACCGCGCCACGTGGAAGGTGTGCCGGAAGCGGTGCCCCATGAGGCTCATCGCCGCCTCCGGAAGGGTGCGGCCAGCTGGCGCGCGGAGGCGGGGAGGGCGCCACGCCCGCCGTCCTCGCCCACCGCGTACGAGGCGGACGTGTCGCCGATGGCCTCGGAAGTCACGTCCCCGGGCCGCCCGTCCCGGCTCACGGCCGCCGTCAGCACCTCCACCGCGGCGAGCTGCAGGGCGGCCGGCAGGTCCACGACGAGGGACGCATCCAGCGCGCGCTGCCCCGGTGTTACCCAGCCCGCGTCGAAGGTGACGAGCACCTCGCCCGTGTCCTGCGCGTCCAGCGGCGTCGAGGAGATGCCCGTCGTCCACGTGCCGGTGAAGGGCCAGGGCTGGCCCCGGGCCACCAGCCTTCCGTGCACTGAGGACTCCACCGCATACGTGCTGGGGGCACGCTCCTGGCCGCGCACCTCCACCCGGTGCACCTGCCGCACAGCCCCGGAGCGCAGCCAGAGGTACTGCCCGCCGCGCCCGGCCGCCGACTCCACCACGCCCAGGCGCCGGTGCAGCGGGTAGCCCACGTGCGCCGCCAGCGCCTCGCTTGCAGCGGTGATGAGCAGCGACAGCCGTTCCGCCTCCACCGCGTCACGCACGGTGGAGGGGAGCTGCTCAGCCGTCACGAGGTCCACGGGCGAGGGCATGGCGTCACCTCACAGCGGCAGGCGCTGGCCGCCGCCCAGCACGAGGGTGGCGCCCGCCACGACGGACGGCGTGGTGCCTCCGGTGAAGTCCACCACCTCCACCACGCGCAGGTATCGGTGGTCCTGGGGGGTGTACTGCAGGTCGAAGTCCCGCTCCTTGCACGCACCGCCATCCGTGAAGGTGAGGGTAACGCTGGCGCCATCGACGTTCTTCAGCGGCGCCCAGCCGTTGGTGCCGTTGGGGCTCGTCTCCAGCGTGTACGTGATGCTCGTCGCGGTGGGCGTGCCCGCGACGGCGCCGACGTTCACCACGAGCGTGCCGCTGCCGTACTTGCTGACGTCGAAGGGAGTGCCGTTGCGGCTGCCCTTCGCCTGCTGCGCGGGGGCCAGCGCCTGGTGGTCCGCCTTGTAGCGGTAGCCGATGTTCGTCCTGTCCGGGTTCATGTGTTCTCCGTGGGAGGGAAGGGCGCCGTCCACTACGACAGGCGGCGCAGGGGGGGGCGCGTCAGTACGGCATCTCCGTCCGCTCGGCGAACGCCTTCTTGTAGCGGAGCAGGTAGTCGATGTGGGTGATGCCGCGCATGGTCACCATGTCCGCGCTGAAGTCCGTGCCGTTCTCGCCCATCACCACCTCCAACGGCGTAGCGATGCCGAGAATCAGTTGCGCGGCGAGGCCGAAGCCGAGGATGTCGTCGCCCGCGAGCGTCTCCGTGTGGAAGTACGGCCGGCCGTTGAGCGTCGGCATCTCCGAGTCGCGCAGCTCCGGGAAGACCCAGCCAGCGTTGTCACGGGTCTGCTTCAGCGCGTGGAAGGTGTCCGTGTCCGAGTAGTAGAAGCCGCGGTTGGCCCGCACGCCGCCGGGGATGTTGGCCTTCGCCACGTCCGCGAGCAGGCCGTCCGTGTCGGCAATCTTGTTGGGGGTGGTATTGCCCGCCGCCGCCTTCCGCTGGCCCGAGTCCATCTGGTTGCGCACACCCGTAGGGCGCTTAGGGCCGACGCCCTTCAGGCCTACGGTGTCCAGCTCCAGGGCCACCGCGGCGCTCATGTCCTCGCCGAGAATGGCGGACGAATCCATGGTGCCCAAGCGGAGCAGGTCGTTGCTCAGGCGGCCCAGGGCGGAGAGCTTGTGCGCCTGGAGGACGAGGCGCCCGCCCTTCACGGTGGACGGCGTCGGCGGCTCGCCCTCGGCCACCCAGTACACCTGCACGCCCTCGTCGATGGTGCCCATGGTGAGCTGGGTGCCGTAGTCCGAGACGGTGCGGATGCCGGCGGCGAGCAGGATGGAGTTGGGGCGCGTCAGCTCCACCAACTCCGTGGACACCGTCTCCCGCGCGAAGAGGCCCCCCTGCTCGAAGACGCCCAGCAACTGGCCGGCCGCCTTCGTTCGCTCCAGGAAGGCGCCGAGCCGCTTGAAGTGGTCGGTGTTCGTCAGACCGAAGTGCTTGGCACGGCCGTAGTACTCCTGCTTCAGCCGCAGGCCGAGGCGGGCGTAGAGCTGCTTCTGACGCGTCTCCTCGGAGAGGTCGAGCTGCAGGTCCTTGCCGGTGATGGGGGCGGAGGCCGGCGGGTTGGGCCGGCTGGCGAGGGCCGCCTCGACCGCGACGGTGGCCGCCTGGTCGACGGCCTTCTGCAGGTGGGTGGGCAGCGGGGGCGGGCCGCTCGGCGCAGCAGCGGTGCCGGGGGCGGCGGCGTTCTTCTTCTTCGTCTTCATGAAATCTCCTGGGAGGGCTTCGGTAGCCAGAAGGGGCGGCGCTCAGCGGGTGGGCGGGAGGAGGGCGGCGTACGCGCGCACATCCGCTAGGGGCAGCGCATCGGCCTGGGCCTTCGAGAAGCCGAGCGCCTTGGCGACGCGACTGCGCAGCGCCTTGAGCTCCTCCTCGTCCTCCTCCTGCTCGGCGTCGTCCTTATCGGCTGTGTCCTCTGAGTCCTCCTCGGGTGCCGGCTCCTCGTCAGCGGTGGTCTCCTCCGGCGCGTCCTCGTCCTCGGCTGCCGCTTCCTCCGAAGGCTCCTCGGTGTCCTCCTCGGCTGCTTCGTCGCCTTCCTCTTCGGACGCGGTCTCGTCTTCTTCCTCCGCCTCGTCCTCGTCCTCCGAACTGGACGGGTCTTCCTCCGAGGCGGACTCCTCATCCTGCTCGGCGTCGGCCTCCTCGGCGTTCGGTTCCACGGGCTCGTCCTCGACTGGCTCCGTGTCCTCGGCTTCCTCGTCCTCCTCCTTCTCCGTGGCCGTGGACGCCTTCGCCTTGAGCGCCAGCACCAGCGCCTTCACTTCCGCCACCAGCCCCTGGCAGGCTGCCTGCAGGTCGCGGTACGCCTTGAGGGAGTCCGCGGCGGAAGCGCCGGAGTCGTCCCCATCCAGGGAGCGCACGCGCACCGCGTCCTGGTTGGCGGGCACATTGACGACGCTCAGCTCGAGCAACTCCACCAGCGGGAAGTCGTAGCCGCCTTCCTGGTTGGGCACCGGCTCGGCCTCGGGCGCGGGCCGGAAGCCGATGCTGCAGGCCGAGAGGGTGCCCGCCTTCACCTTGGCTGCGATGGTGCGGGAGAGCTCGTCGGCACCGTCGAAGTGCAGCGCCGCCACCCACTGGCCCGCCTCGCGGAAGCACCGCGCGAAGCCGATGGCCGGGCCCCACCTGTCGTGCTGCCACAGCAGCGGGACGCGCACCTCGTCCCCAGCCGCCTTGAGGGCGAGCACCCGGTCCTGGTGCCTGTCGAGGTTGGTGGAGGTGATGCGGAATACCGGCGGGGCGTCACCGCTCCCGGTCGGTGAGGGCTCCAGCAGCTTGCGGAAGGTTCTCTTCATGCACGGGAGAAGGGGCGCCCGGCTCGCGACGCCCGCCGGCCGTCCGCCTCCGGCACGCCATTCCTCATGGCGCCGTCGATGAAGGCCAGGAGGTCGCCCTCGGCGGAGCGTCACCGCCGGGGAATCATCAGACGCGCCCCTCCTCGCCCTGCCTGTCGCGCGGCGGCTCCGGCGTGGCGTTGGCGGCGGCGCTCTCCGTGTTGTTGCCCCCGGCCCCCTGGCCCGGCAGCGGCGCGGGGCGCTTGTCGCCCAGCTCCGGCAGCGGTTGGAAGCCCGCGAAAGTGCGCGCCTCGTTGAAGGTGAAGGCCTCGGTGATAGGCGTCGTCATGGCACGGAAAACCCGCTCGAACTCCTGAGGGCGCGGGTCCTCGTAGTCGAGGATGACGTCGGCGTCGACGAGCGGCACCAGCCGGTGCTGGAACCAGGCGAGGAGGAACTCCAGGCGGGGAGCTACCGCGTACTCGGCCAGGTGGTACTTCGCGGCCTCCGAGGTGCTGCGGTTGCTGCTGCTCGTGTCGCCCACCAGCTCCGGCGGCACGTTGTAGACTTGGCGCACGTACGCGCGCAGGGACTTCGCCAGCTCGTCCGCCTGCAGCTCGCGGTAGTTGACGGCGAGCTGGGCCAGCGTGACGCCAGCGGGGGCAAACCACACCTTGCCCGCGTTGGCCGGGCCGGAGAATTCCGCTTTGAAGCGCTTCTCCAGATCGTCCGCCGCCTCGTCTGCCTCGAAGTCCTCGCGCTTCGAGTCGAGGCCCACCACGGCCGTGGGCAGGCCGCCCCGGTCGAAGGTGCTCTTCGTCGAGCGGTCAATCGCCTCCAGCGTGTCGAGCTGGTCCCCCAGTGCCATGCCACGCCCCGCGCCGCGCCCCAGCGGGTTCTCCGGGTCCAGGTGCTTCAGCCAGAGGACGTTCTCGGCGGGCACCTGCCCGTGGAATTGGTTGTAGGAGACGGTGAAGTAGGGGCGGCCCGGCTGGGGCGTCTGGTGCACGCAGTGGGGCGGCACCACCTCCCAGCCCACCGGCCGGCCGTCCTGCCCCACGCGCAGCCACAGGAACGTCTCGCCGCCCAGGTCTAGGTGCACCTGTGCCAGCTTCCGCACCTCGCGCCCGGGGAACTCCGGGTGCGGGGACTCCAGCAGGCGCAATACTTCGTGCGCCGGAAGCTCCACCAACTCGCCCGCCTGGGTGGCATCCTCCAGCGCCTTGCGCCGCTCGCGCCTGTCCAGGGATTTCCAGCGCGGGTCTGCCCACCGCTTCGCACCTCCGCTCACACGCTTGTAGGCCTTCCACCGTGGTGTGGCCACCGCGTCCGCCACCGTGTCGACCACCGCCCGGAGCCAGCCGTTCTCCCGGTACGCGGCAAGCACCTCGCGCGTCCCCCGGCGCGGGGAGAAGGACGCGACGGGCAGGGCGTGGACGAGGGGGCCCCGAGTGGTGGGCAGCAGGCCCAGGGCTTTCAGTGCGCGGCGAACGAGAGAGGCCATGCCCCGAGAAGGGGTGCTGGGCGCGAGCGAAGCTACGTGCGGGATGGAGCGGCACCACCGGGAGGAGCACCACCGGGAGGAGCACCACCGGGAGGAGCACCACCGGGAGGAGCACCACCGGGAGGAGCACCACCGGGAGGAGCATCGCTAGGTTTATCCTGTATCTTGTTGTTTTTTTCCTTGGCGTTTAGATAGTCTAACAGCGCTTCGCTTGCGCTGCTGCGCGAGCTATTCCATGAGGCAATTGCAATGTTGCACTGGACATTTGCCTCCTCGTCCTTGAGGTTAACTGAGCGAGCGGCGGTTGCGGCCAACTCCCCAGCATCCTTGGAACGGGTAAGTAGGGCATTGGCTGCAACGCCAAATAATGCCCCAAGAACTGGAAGGGATGCGTTTGATACTCTGTATATATCTGAGTCGTTGTATGCGCCTGCCGTCATCACAACTCCAGCGCCGATTGATGCACCAGAGAGAATTCCGAAGAACCACCCCCATTGGGCGTTCTTGATCGAGCTCACTCGAGCTGTGTTCTCCACGTTGCGACAGAAGTCGATTCCTTGATGGCCTGGCGTTGGAGTAAATTTATCTTCACCTGCCCCAGATACGAATAGGGCCCTCTCCGGAGGGCGCTTGTAGACGTGTGTTGCGGAGACCCCTGCGCACGCGACGAGTGGTGTTGCGGCAAGCAGCAGTGCAATTCTCTTCATATTCCCCCTCCTTATGCAATGCAGTTCTGAGGCTACTGGTGACCGGCATGTAGGTGCAAGATGCTGAATAGATAATCTTCTTTAGTCCTCGTCCGACTCGGCTGATGCCTCCGCGCGCTCGGCTGCGCCCTCGTTCTTCCGGCGGCGCACCACGTACTTGTAGATGGGCCAGGCGAAGGCGTCGGCGCGGTCGTCCCGCCCGTGCCCGCCTTCCTGGCCAGTGAACGTCGCCAGCTGCTTCTCCAGCTTGTCGTGCTTGCCCACCATGTGGACGAGCCCGGCCTCGGCCAGGGCTGACACCGGAGAGGCGCGCTCCGCCTTCGACTGGCGGGCGCGCTCCGTCTTCACCTTCACCTTGGCGATGGTGCGGATGGTGGACTTCACCATGCTGCCGCCAGTATTGGTTTCGGCAAATACCCACGCCCGAGGCCGCCCGCGGCTGTCCTTTTTCGCGAAAGGCTCCCAGGCGCGCAGCGCCTCCACCGCCTTCTTCGCCCAGGCGCTGGGCTCGGGCGACTGGAGCGAGAGGTCCGCCAGCACGTACGCGTGGTCGAGCCCGTCCGCCTCGAGGCGCACGCCCACCACGACGATGCCGTGCAAGTCGCTCGTCTTCTTCTCGCCCGTCGCCGGGTCCACCGAGACGACGATGAAGTCGAAGACGTCGGGCCGGGGCTTTCCCTTCGTGCCCACCCGGCTCGCGTTCCAGTCCACCCGGCGGTACAGCGCCGGGTCCATGGAGAACGTCAGCTCGCCGAGGAACTCCCGCCGTCCCTCGGTGGTGTGCATCATCCGCCGCGCGTAGCGAACGTACGCCGGGTCGAGGTTGTCGACGTTCTCCAGCGTGGAGCTGCGCGCGAGCACCAGGCCTTCGCGGTCCGACAGCATCTCCACGAAGAGCGGTGTGGGCGCCGGCGTCGTGGTGATGAACATGCGCGCGGACAGCCCCTCGCGGCGCATGCGCGCGGTCCGCAGTCGGTTGACGGCGCGGCACTCCTTGTAGACGGCGATGGCGTCGCCCTTCCACGCCACCGGCTCGTCCGCCCAGATGAAGGTGTACTGGTGCCCGCGGAACTTGTCCGCGTTCTTCGCCGGCAGCCACGTGGCCTGAGCGCCGTTGGGCCAGAGGAGGCGACGCTTCGCCTTCTCGTACTTCGGCATGAACCAGGGCGGGCTCAGTGAGAGGATGCCCGAGGGCCCCTCCACCTGGTTCTTCACGATTTCGGAGTAGGTGGGCCCGACGATGAGGATGCGGGCTTCCGGGTCGAGCCGCGCCTCCTCGATGACAGCGCTCGCCCCGGCGTACGTCTTGCCGGTACCGCGCCCGCCCATGAAGAAGAACGTGCGGTACAGGCCCGGCGGCACCTGCACCGGGCGCAGCGAGTAGATGGGCTCGTAGTAGAGGGTGACGAGCTCCTGGGCCGTCAGCCCCAGCAGCTCCGCGAAGCCCGTGGCGGTGCCCTGCTTCTCCCGCGCGCGGAGGGCCACCCGCTGCACCGTCGAGTAGCGGCCATGCGTCTCCGAGGTGAGGACGGGGATGCCGGCGAGCAGCTTCTCCCCGGCGTCGAGGATGGCGGCGCTAGCTACCATCCTCGTCCTCGTCGTCCTTGCCCTCGCCTTCGACCTCCGGGGGCGGGCTCGCCTCGGCGGCGGCCTCCTTGTCATGCTCCTCGAGGAAGCGGTTGAGCTTCTCGTCCAGGCGCTTCCGGGCTTCCTCCGGCGTCACCAACTCGAAGAGGGGGCCCAGGCCGTTGCCTGCGGCGGCCGGCGCCTCGCGCGGGACGGTGAAGTCCTTTGGCGCGGCCACCGCCAGCCGCCAGCGGATGACCTTGTCGTTCATCGCCTTGTCGGAGATGGCGTCGGTGGCCAGCTCCACCAGGCCCATCTGGTACTCGGCCTCGGCGCGCTCCACGTCCTGCACCAGCTCCGTGTAGCGGCTGCGCTTGCCGGACTCGATGGACTCGCGCCCCCGGCGAAGCCACCCCTGCAGCCGCACCTCGGTGGTGCCCGCGAGTGCGGCGGCCATGCGCTTCGTGGCGCCCTTGCGCAGGCGCGCCACCACCTCGCGGTGGATGTCGAACGTCAGCGTGCTGGCGGGCCCGTTCCACTTCGCCGGCCGGCCGCGCTTCTTCGACGGCGGCTTGCCGGGAGGGGACCTCGGGTCATAGCCGCTGGGGTGGGACACCCCGAGGAGAAGGGGCGCTTACCCCTCTGCGTCCGTGGGCAGCCGCAGCTTGAGGAGGTCATTGCCGGCCTGGCACAGCGCGGACCTCCCGGGGGTGTCCATCGACGTGTCCATGCCGCGCTTCCAGACGAAGTCACCGGACGCCGTGCGCGTCTCGTCGGCGGCCAGGGCCGCGTACCGCCGGGCGACAGCCACCGGCACCAAGCCGTCCGAGGTGGCGAGGACGCGGCGCAGTTCCTCGAACTCGGCCCGCGCGTCCCGGTTCAGCGCCTTCCAGGCCTCGAACGTGAACGCGCGAACCCCGCCCGTCCGGTACGCCGCCAGCACCTGGTCCCATGCGAGCCGCACCGTCCGGCCGGGGCTGTCGCGCCGGTGCAGCAGGAGCACACCCACCTTGGGCTCCGGGGTGAAGCGAGGGTCGCCACGGAGGTACTCGGCGAGGTGGAAAGGAGTGGGTTCGGTCATGCCCTTCGAGAAGGGGCGCCAGCGGCCCGCCATGCCGCGCGGGGGCGCACGGCTAACGGGCCACGTCCGAGCGGCCAGGACGCGCCAGCGGCCCGCCAGGAACGTCAGGGCCTCAGAAAAACGGGGGTCGTCTGACAGATCTCCCTCGGGAAATTCGGAAGAATTCGCGTGCCCGGATTGCACCGCGCCGAGCAATCAAGAAATGGCGCCACCTGCCCGGTTTCCCACCCCGGGGGCCCCGCACCTACATTCAGTGTCGCTGTAAAACCACCGTGCCATACATGTGGGTGGCACGACTTTTGTCCAGACACTGAATAGGAGCTTCGTCATCACGTCGAACGGCGACGCGTTGAGCGAAGAGAGAATGAGCTGCTCGCGATATGGTGCCAGGACCAAGGAGGCACATGGACAAGCGCTACCAAATTTTCGTTAGTTCGACCTACGTCGACCTGAAAGATGAACGTTCAAAGGTGATGCAGGCACTAATGGAAATGGACTGCATTCCAGCTGGAATGGAGTTGTTTCCTGCTGCGGACGAGGATCAGTGGCGATTCATCGAGAAGGTCATCGATGACTGCGACTATTATCTTCTGATTATTGGGGGGAGATACGGCTCGGTTACGGCCGAAGGGATAAGCTACACCGAAAAAGAGTATGATTACGCAGTGTCAAAAGGACTTAAGGTTATTGCTCTTATCCACGGAGCGCCTGACAGCCTGTCTGTGGCGAAGTCAGACGTAGCCAAGGACAAGATCGAAAAACTCACCGCCTTCAAAGCCAAGGTAAGCTCAGGGCGCCTTGTTAAGTTTTGGCAAAACGCAAATGAATTACCGGGACTGGTTGCGCTGAGTCTCAGTAAGACAATCAAGACATATCCTGCCGTCGGTTGGGTTAGGGCCAATACTGTTGCGAGCATTGACGCACTGTCAGAAGTGAACGAATTGCGAAAGCGGAACGCCGAACTGGAGGAGGAACTGCGAAAGCTGAAGGACGAACGTTCACCTTCCGTAGAGGATATCGCGGGTCTCGAGGAGCACCTTCAGGTGACGGGCACGCATATTCGTGGCACTGGAACTCAGTCTCGTCGAGAGCCATGGCAGATTGTCATGAGCTGGGCGGATGTTTTTGGGCTGATCGCACCTCACCTGATCCAGCCGCTTGGCGACGTGGCTGTCTACAACATACTCTCAGTGGCAATATATGATAAGACGGGCCGGCTCGACAGAACTCCAAGGCTTGACGACCAGATATTCCAAACGATCAAGGTGCAGCTCTCGGCGCACCGGCTCGTCCATCTTGAGCCCCAAAGCACTTCAAGCGGCCAAATGGGTTTGTTCTGGTCCCTCAGTGATTCGGGGCGAGAGCAAATGCTAAAGCTCAGAGTAGTAAAAAAGGGCGAGAGCGCTGATGGATAGAGCTGTTGCCGGCGGTGGGGATGGACATCGAAGGAGCTTTTCGGGTTGTGCGCCGCCCCTTCTAGCTGGCATGACGCCCCCCCTTGAGACCGCCGTCCTCGCCCTGGCGGTCAGCCAAGTCCTGACGCCCCTGCTGAATGGGCTCCTCGCTCGCCGGGCCACTAAGCACGAGCAGGCCGCGGACCAGGTGCCACTGCTGGTCCAGCGCATGGAGTCGGTGGCCGCCGACGTGCGCGAAATCAAGACGGAGCTGCGCCGGGTGGGCGAGCACGACTCCACGCTGAAGGTGCTGGAGCTTCGGCTCAAGGCGCTCGAGGCGTGGGAGGCGGGCGCCCGCCCTCAGATGCACGAGGTGGTCAACCGCGTGCATATCCTCATGGGCGAACGCAGCGCACGGCAGATGCAGCACGCCGCCAACGTGGTGGCCTCCAAGGACACCGGGCGCCCCGGGCAGTGACAGCCTCAGCGAGCCTGCCCTGAGCGCACCCCTTCTCCTGGGCGCAGTCCACCCGCAGTCCCTGGAGAACCCGATGAGCAAGCCCGAGCAGGTGCCCAGTGTTGGCCGCGTCGTCCACTACGTCCTCGGAGACGAGGCCGGCCTCCGCAGGGGAGAGGTCCGCCCCGCCATCGTCGTCGCCATGCGGCACCCGGAGATGCCAAACCTGCAGCTGCTCTCCGACGGCCCGAACGACTTCCCTGGCATCCTCAACGGCGAGCTGTGGCGTGGCTCGGTGCCCTTCGGCGGGCCGGACCAGCCCGGTACTTGGTTCTGGCCGCCCCACGTGCCCGCGAAGCCGGCAGCCCCCACGTGCGCACCGCCGCGCGAGGTGGTGGAGAAGGCGGAGCGCATCGTGTACGTGCCCGCGACGCCGGCCGCTCCCGCGTACACCCCGCCGCCCGAGTTGGTGGAGAAGGCGACCCCTCCGCACGGACCGCTGGACCCGAAGCGCACCGGCTTCCTCGGCTTCGCGACGTACAACGACGTGCCCGGGCCGCATGGCCCTTGGAAGACGTTCGACGGACGGGATGTGCCGGGCTGGGACGCGGTCGGCCCGCTGACCCAGGCCCGGTGGGTGGCGGCCGGCACGGCTGAGCGGGATGTGGCCTTCAGCATCGCTGGGCACGCCGCGGTGCAGGAACTGGAGAAGGCCGGCATCACCGACGATGAGACGCTCAACCGGGTGCAGGTGGCTATCCTCCGCCACCGCTCGGACAGCGTCTCCCCGCCGGACCCGCTGCCCAGGGACGCCGTCATCCGCTGAGCCGCCGCTTCTCCCGAGGGCATACCTTCGCCCTCGGGAGCCTCCATGGTGACCTCGCAACGTGCCGCCTTCCTCGCCCTCGTCCTCTCGCAGATGCACGCCCCTTACCGCTGGAATGCGAAGGGCACGCGGGACGCCACTACCGGGCAGCGTCTCTTCGACTGCTCCGGGCTGGTGACATGGGCCCTGCGCGAGGTGGGCGGGCCGGACTGGCGCGCCACTCACAACACTGACCGCCTCTGGGCGGCGTGCGCCCCGCTGCTGCCGGACGGCGAGCTGCTACCCGGAGACCTGGTGCTGTACCACCGCGCCGGCGCACCCGAGGACGCCGAGCACGTCATGGTGCACGTGGGTGGGGGCGTGGTGGTGGGTGCCTCCGGTGGGGGCCGCGCCACCCTCACACTGGCGGATGCCATGCAGCACGACGCGAAGGTGAAGGTGTACGCGCACCTGGACTACCGGCCGGGACGCATGGGCTTCCGGCGCCTGCCCTTCACCTCGTAGGCGCCTCTTCTCCTGGGGGCAGTTCCCCTCGCAGTCCCCAGGAGTAATTCATGAAGCGCATCATCCTCGCCGCCGCGCTCGCGGTCATCCTCACCGCGCCGGTGGCCCTGGCCCAGGACGGCACCCAGCCGCCGGGCCCGACGTTGCAGTCCCTCCTCATGTCCGCCGCCGTCGCCGTCACGCCCGTGGTGGCAACGGCGCTGGCCGGCCTCATCGCCGCCGCGCTGGTGGCCCTGACGAAGAAGCTTCAGGCGCAAGCAGGGGAGTCGAAGCTCGCCCAGGTGGCCACGCGCGCCAGCATGCTCGCCGAGGGCATCGTCCGGGACCTCGAGGTGACGCTGCGGCCGAAGCTGGAGGCGGCGTCCGCCGACGGCATCCTCACCGCCGCCGAGCTCCAGCACATCAAGGCCACCGCCCTGGAGCAGCTCAAGACGAGCCTGGGCCAGCGCGGCGTGGCCGAGCTGCAGGAGGTGCTGAAGCTCACCGCTGGCAGCGTGGGCACCTTCCTGTCCGGGCTCATCGAGGCGGCCCTCGACAGGATGAAGGCGAGCCGCGCGGCCGCGACGGCGGACGAGGTCGTCTCGGTGGCGCGCTCGCTCGGCGCCATCGGCAGCCAGGCCGCCCTGGCCCCGGTGACGGCCTCCCCTCAGACGCCCCGCGGGTAGCCGTCGCCGCGGGGCTCTCCCGAGTGCTGTCTGACGTGCCGGTGCGGACCGGCTACGTGGAGGCCCAGGCCGGCGTGTCCTCGCTCTCCGGCGCCTACGCGCGCCTGGAGGGTGGGGTGCGGCTGCGCAGCAACCTGGGGCTCTTCGCCTTCGCCGAGGCCAACCAGCGCGAGCGCATCGCCGGCGCTGGGGCGCGGTGGACGTTCGGCTGGTAACGTGACACGGCCCGCTCCTGTGCGCTGGAGCGGGCCGCAGTCCCGCAACTACAATCTATTTCTATCAGGCGCGTTGACTTCTCTCGAGCGCGTGGACGGCGTTCTCATACCGGCCGCGACTCTGGATGAATCGCTTCTGGGCCAATTCCACTGTGAAGTCGTTGGCGGCCTTCAGCATCGACAACAGCTGCAGGTCCGCCGCAAGCTCGGCGCGAGCCTCGCGGTACTCCTTCATCACGTCCGCTTCCTCTTCTTTCGTCAGTGCCATCCGGTGCATCCCCTTTGAGCCATGGTTCGTAGGCCCGGGAGTGATGCTAGCGCCTCCTGATGCGGCATCGCTCATGCAGTGCAGCAGGGCGCCGCGCCGGAAAGGACCGCGTGAAGCCCTACTACCGCAACGACTCCATCACCCTGTACCTCGGCGACTGCCGCGACCAGCTCCTGGACCTCCCGTCTCATTCCGTGGACCTGCTCCTCACGGACCCGCCCTACGGCATGGCCTACGAGGGCAAGGGGAAGAACGCCGGCGGCATCCGCGGGGACGGCTCCCGCCAGGGCGTGCGCGTGCTACGGCAGGCGCTCTTCGCCGCGAGCCGGGCCCTGGCGCCGGACGCGCACGCATACGTTTTCTGCCACTGGGAGAGCTGGCCGGACTTCTTCGACGCCACCGCCTCACACTTGCGCGTGAAGGGCGCGCTGGTGTGGTGGAAGGCGCAGGGCGGCATGGGTGACACGCGCGGCGCCTACGCGCCGGATTACGAGGTGGTGCTGCACGCCTCCGGGGCGAAGCGCCGGCCGCTTGCCGGGAAGCGCCAGGGTGCCGTGCTCGCGGGGTACCTGCCCGTGCCGCACCAGCAGCGCACGCACCCCACGGAGAAGCCGGTGCAGCTGCTGGCCCACCTGGTGACGAAGTCCTGCCCCGACGGAGGCAGGGTGCTGGACCCCTTCGCGGGCACCGGCGCGACGCTGGTGGCCGCGCAGCAGCTCGGTCGGCGCGCGGTGGGCGTGGAGCTCGAGGAGCGCTACTGCGAGGTGGCGGCCCGTCGGCTGGAGCAAGCGCTGCGTGAAGGGCCGGGCCGCGCAGCCTGACGCACTGGGACAGGGCGGCCGCACGTAGCAGCCGCCCACGCGCCACAACGAACTCAGGTGCTAGGACGACGCGGATTGAGGGGCACGACCTGGCCCAGTGGTCCATCCTTCGGAACGTTGTTCGCTGGGGACGTTGTCGTCGTCTCGGGCCTCCGCAAGGCAAGAACGAGACCCGTCTTCCCTTCGAAAAAGGCGGGTGGCAGACGAGTCAGGCGCTCCACATCGTGTGGGGCGTAGGGCAATCGGTCTTCCACTGCCGAAGGCCCGTGGGCCTCCGCAACCATCTCTGCCGCGCGCATCAAGAGCCGTGGCAACTCCACAGGCACATCGCGCTCGTGTGGCTCGTTCGTCCGGTACCCGCGGCGGTTGTAGTTGATCATCAACTGCCGCTCACGCTCAGGCGAGATGAGGTCGAGCGAGGCTGCTCGCTTCACCATCATCTTGATGGACACCTTCCAGCGCAGCTTCAACGGTTGGAGGTTGTCCAAGTCTACAAGGATGACCTCATCCAAGAACGCAGAACGCGGAAAGAGGAATGCACCTGCGAAGCGGTGAGCTTGATCCTCCAGCATTCGCCACTCGGCGGAAGAGCGTAAACGTGACGGGGCTACCGAGCGATGCAGTAGCAAGTGTCCCAACTCATGAGCTGCATCAAAGCGCGAGCGGGCACCGGAGTTTCGGTCGGATGCAAGGAGTACGGTAGGGCGCTGCCCACGCCAGTGGCTCAGTCCATCCAATCGAGGTTCGCCGAGTTCGCAGCGCACAACCACAGCACCCTTGTTCTCTAGCAACCAGACAACGTTGCTGATTGGCCCGTCACCCAACTTCCAGTGTCGCCGAGCTGCAACCGCTAGTTCTTCGATGCGGTCGCCAGTCAGTGCGGCCGGGTCACCAATGCCGAAGTCAGGGAAGTCGACAGGAGGCAATGTCACCGCATCGCCCATATCGAATGCTGCGTCACCCGCCCACTTCGCCCAGCGTTCCGCTCGAGCGCTCAGGCTCGGCGACACGGTACGCGGGGCACGAAGGAAGGTGGCGCCAGGCTCCGGTGCCACCTGCGGGCGCAGCAAGAGACGTACCGGCACGCCGAGGCAATTGGCGATGCGCTCCAAACAAGCCGGGCTGGGCGTCGCGTCTCCCAGTTCGTACGCACTCACTGTACTGCGGCTCAGCCCCACATGGTCGGCGAGCGCAAGTTGGGTGAGGCCTCGCGCTTCGCGAGCTTCCACCAACCGGCTGGGGACGAACCCTGGGGTTCCGAGAATCATCACTCCTCCTCTGCTCGAGGTGCCTCGTCGGACTTCGGCAGGCTGCGCGGCGTCATCTGCAGATCGTCCTGAATAGTCTCCTGCGCAGAACGCGACTTGTTGAGCAACGACAGCAAGCGCTCGTTGAGGGACAACGGTCGCTCAAGGAAGAAACCCTTCTCCGGAGCAGGAAAGAGGACACGTGCAAACGAGGGGATGCCGAGGTTCGCAGCACTGCGCCTGGTCGGCCCGTAAACCATCTGAGCGAAGACAGGCGGTTCTCCCTTGGAGGTCGCAAGGATGGCTTTTGCCACTGCGTTCTCGGCTGCGAACATGTCCATGTTGAGGAACATCTGCTGCGCTTGATTCGCGAGCGCGAGGCCGAATCCCGTCGGTCGCGGACCGGCATACTCGTCGCGGGCATAGTGCTGGACGACCAACACCTTACCGTCACCAAACACTCCCTCCACGTGTGTAGAGCTGAACGTGGAATTCTTCGACTTGGTGGGTACACCGCCAAAGCGTTGGACCAACTTGTAGAACTCATCTTCGAGGAGTCCCCGCCGCATCTGCGGAAACACCTCACGGGCCATTTCCGGCGAGAAGCGGGTTTCGCACTCCTTGTGGAGAGAACGATTGATGGCGGCAATGGTCCGCAGCCACGCATCGAAGAACGCCTCGGGCACATGCTTCTCGAACACGGATCGGCGGCTCAGCGACATGGCGGGCTGCGCATTCGTCATCTTTCATCTCCCACTGTCATGGGGGTGGTCAGCCATCTATACGCACAAAGCGACCGAAAATGCCAGTAAAGATGACGTTCTGCGTGTGGTTGTGTGTGTGTTGATGTCTTCCGTGCCAATATGTAGAGGGGGCGGCTGCTACGTGCGAACGCCCTGCCGGCTCAGCTCGAAGACGAGCTCGTGGACGAGGGCGCTCACCGCGGGTTCGGACGCCCACGGCAGCGCGGGCACGTACCACTCGGGCTGCTCGCCGTCCGGCCCGCCGTACACCTGCAGCTGAGGAGGCTGGGCGCCCGTCCGCACCACCCGGAGGCGCCCGGACTGCCAGCACACCACGGGAACGCCGACCAGGTGCTGCTCTGCTCGTGACACGAGGGACTCCGGGGCGGTCAGGGAGAGAGCCCGGGCGGGAAGGGCGGGGGGGAAGCCCTCCCCGGCCCGGGCGGGCGCTGTGCAGCAGCGCCGCGAGAACAACCCCGCCAGGACCCCATGCCCCGGCGGGTGTGGTGGACGTGGCAGGCGAAAGAAGCCGCGCCAGAGGGCCTGCCGCCACCACGACAGCTTCAGTCGTCGTGCGTGCCCAGCGCGCAAATGCGCCGGCCGCCCACCAGCAGCAGTGCCGCGCCGCACCTGCAGCACTCCTCGGGCGGGAGCTGGCGCGAGGCCGGCGGCTGCGGCTCGGGCTCCCCGCGGAGCTGGCGCAGCGCTCGGTCGTAGTCATCGCGCACGCGCCGACGGCGCAGTTGCTCCGGCGTCTGGGCTTGGGGACGGGCTCTCCGCACGTGGATACCTCCACGGCGAGAGAAGGGGCGCCCGTGCCCCGAAGCGTTCGGCGGGTGTCAACCCCTTCCCAGGGTGATAGACGCGCCACACGGGCCGGTTCAGGCTTCGGGGCATTCCGGAGGGAATGCATGTCGAAGGAGAACACCACGCTCATCAACGGGCTGAGCCCGGTGACGAGCGAAAGTGAAGGCACCGTGGCGGGCTTCCCCGACGTGTGCCTGACGCCTGGGCCTGGCGGGCCCGTGCCGGTGCCGTACCCCAACATCGCCAAGAGCGACTCGCTCAAGGGCGGCTCCAAGAGCGTCACCATCAACGGAGCGCCGGTGTGCCTCTCCACCTCGCGCCTGGGCACGTCCACCGGGAACGAGGCGGGGACGGCCGGTGGTGGCGTCGCTTCGGGGAAGACGAAGGGGCCCGCGCATCCGCTGAGCTTCTCCTTCAACGTGAAGATTGAGGGGAAGCCCGTGGTGAGGAACACCGACCTGTTCACGCTGAACGACTACAACACCGGTCCTGCGCCCATCATGCAGTCCCAGGTCTCGCGTCCGGTTGCGGGTCGCATTGAGGAGCGCGAAGCGGCCCCACCCGTGGAGCGGTGCCCGTACTGTGGGAAGGAGAAGCACGCGTTCGACACGAAGGGCCGCGTCGGCGGGAACCTCGGCAGTTCCGCGGCGCTCGGGCGCAACATGCTGGAGGGCCGGGCGCTGTCGTCGCACCCCTGGTACGTGGGGCTTTTCTCCGTGGCGGCGCACCACCTCATCTGCCTGGAAGCGCTCGAAGGCGCGGTGTGGGCGCAGCTCTGCGTGCATTTCGGCTACCACCCGGACCGCAAGCAGAACGGCGTCTTCCTGCCCATGAAGATGGCGCTCGCCTGCGAACTCCACGTTGCCGTGCACCGCGGCAACCATGCAGAGGGCTACGCTTTCGACATCCACCTGCCATATCCCCGGGCGGTGATGCGGCAGCTCAAGAAGATTGAGGACCTTGCCGCGAGCGGAGCGTTCTGTGCGGCCCCGGATGATTTCGTGGAGATGCTTGATGCAGTGAGCGCGTCGGTTCTCGCGAAGGTGGCGAGCTTCATATGGACCCTCACCCGAGATGGGCTCGACTACGCACCGGGAGGAAAGGGATGCTCGGGCCTCGCGAGCATCCGGCAGAAGCCAAGCCCAGCGGCGTGCCCCCGCGAGAGGCGTCACAGCCACGGTCGCCCCATGATGAGGCGCCCCCTGCACATTGGAGAGTGAGCGCCATGCAGACTGAGTACTTCGTCATCGAGGCGGAGGCGAACAACAGCCACCCGCTCCTCCAGTGGGATGAGATGTTGCTGGGCTTTAGTCGACCGGAGCCCGTTGCTGTTGCGCACCCAGTACGCCTGCGGCTGGGCTCTCCGGTGCCGCGACATCCGGTGATGGTGGACCACCACACGCTCCCGCAGCCGGTGTTTTCCACTCGGGTTATGGAGGCACTAGAGCCGGTGGGACTCTACGGCGTGCAGCTCGTGCCGGCGGACGTGAAGGTGGATGGAGACGACGTGCGGCGCTACTGGGTGCTGCACGTCTTCAACAGAATCCGCTGTGTGGACCGGGAACGGTCAGTCTGCACGTTCTTCCCTCGGCAGGACGTCGTGCTCAGCATGGAGCGGCTCGTGCTGGACGAGCGCGTACTTGGTGAAATCCCGTTGGAGCAACGGCTGCTGTTCGTGCCGACGGAGTCGACCAGCACGTATGTGTTCCACCGCTCGCTGGTGGAGCGCGTGCTCGCGTTGACGCCCCCGCCCAAGGGACTGCGCTTCATCCGCGTGGACCGGTGGAGCGACTCCGCGGGTTTCCAGGCGGACGCGGCGCCGTAGGGCTTCCGAGGCGCCAGGTGCGTCACGCTGGAGGCACCGTGAAGCCCTGCAGCTCGTGCTCGGGGTGCGCGTCCTGGTGGGCCATGGCGCTCGTGGCGTCGCCTGTCCACCCGCCGCAGGAGGCGCACCGGTAGATGCGGCACCCGCCCACGATGAGCAGCTCGGCCACGTCCGGTTGGAGGAGCATCAGGTCCATCGCGCCCGAACGGTGGGCGCGGGGGATGCCGGCGCGCACGAGCTGGGCCACCAGCGCCTCCACGCGGGCCCAGGCCTCGCGCGACACGCGGAGCCCGTCGATGCGCACGGTGGTGCCTGCGCGCGCCTTGCGGCGCTCCGGACGTGTCTTCTTGCTGTTGTGGGGCACGAAGCTCCTCTCCTGCGCGAGGTGCCGCCGGCACGAGCGACGCTGGGTATGGCGCTGCCCGCTACATGGGCGGAGTGCTGGACGTGCTTCGCCAAGTACCGGGCGCTACGGTACTTCTCCTAGAAGATTACGGGGCCCTGCGGCCCGCGCTCACGTCAGCCACCGCCTCCGCGAGTTGCGCCGAGGAGTCCATCCCGTTGACGATGAGGGCTGCGGGGTGAGGTTGACCCGCTGCCCGACACCAGGACTCACGCGCTACCGTCAGGCGTGCCGCTCCCGAAGCGGCACACGAAGGGGGACGCGCATGTTCTTCAGGAAGCAGGAGCCGCAGCCCGAGCCGGCGGCGACGCGCACTGGACGCAGGCCGGGGCAGAGTGCGAGGGAGAAGCAGCAGGAGTTGGCCGATGCTGCGCCCATCAAGACGTTCTTCACGCGGCTCTTCGACATCCACACCGACGAGCGGGCCTGGCGAGTTGGCGCTGATGGGGAGGAGCGCGTGGGCGCGCTGCTGGAGCAGCTCCGGCCTCACGGCTGGCACGTCGAGCATGACGTCCGGGTGGGAAGCCGCGGCGCGAACCTGGACCACCTCGTCATCGGCCCGCCCGGCGTCTTCGTCCTCAACACGAAAGCGTTGAGGGGGAAGGTGTGGGTGGGCGGGCCCAACGTCATGGTGGACGGGTACCGCACGGACTACGTGGAGAAGCTGGAGTTCGAGGCCCAGCGCGTTCGGCGGTGCCTCCTGGTTGCCACGCGCCGGCGCTCGCTGTGGGTGCAGGGGCTGCTCGTCCTTGCCCACCGGAAGCCCGTGGTGAAGCAGCAGCCCCAGCACGTGGCCGTCATCCACTTCACCGAGTTGCTCCCCGGCCTCATGGGGCAACCGGTGAAGCTCGGCATGGAGGAGGTGGCCGAGCTTGTAGCGGCCGCGCGGCGCGAAGAGACGTGGGCCGAGTAGGCGGAGCCGCCGGCGTGAAAGCCCCGGTTCCGTCGAAAGCAGCTTCAGAATCCGCAGGTGTGCGCGTTGGAAGCCGCGTAGTACCGGCAGTCGCTCGGCCTCGAGCAGAGCGGCGAGCACTGGTTGTTGCTGCCGACGGGCAGTGAGCAGGTGTTGCAGAAGCACATCGTCTGGTGACCGAACGAGGTGACGAAGGTGGAGCAGAAGCCCGACGAGGAGCCGGTGCTCGCGGCGCAGTTGTTGGCCAGCAGGATGCCCAGGCTTTCAGCGCACGCGAAGTGCACCTTGGGCGTGGGCACACTCGCGCCGTCCGCCGACGCGCATACGCCGTTGGCGTTGATGCTGCCGCAGGTGCAGGCCCCATTGCCCGCGGAGTCGATGGTGCGGCACTTCCCCGTGCCGCATGCCATGGCGACGATGCCTGCCTGGGCGTCGCACCGCACCCACGTGTCCCCCGCGCAGTAGCCGTACTGGCTGACGCTGCCGCACGGCCCGCCCACCTTGACACAGCGCTCTCCAGCCTGGTCCGGCACGTAGCCGGGATTGCAGCCGCAGGTGTCCTCGCTGGCGGTGCACGTGGAGTTGGACGGGCACGTGCCGCAGGTGCTGCCGCACCCGTCCGGGCCGCACACCTTCCCCTGGCACTGAGGGACACAGACGCATGCGCCGGCTGCGTTGCAGGTGGTGCCTGAGCGGCACGTCCCGCAGCTGCCGCCGCACCCGTCCGAGCCGCACTGGCGGCCGTCACAGCGCGGCACGCATACGCAGCGTCCGGACTGGCAGGCCTGGCCCGCTCCGCAGGTGCCGCACGTGCCACCGCAGCCGTCCGTACCGCACTGCCTGCCGGAGCAGCTCGCAGTGCAGCTTCCGCCGTCACGCGGTCCGGTACCTCCGTCCGCCCGACTGCCTCCGTCCACGGAGGAGGTGCCGCCGTCGTGGACGGCGGGAGGAGGTGACGGCCGCTCCTCGTCGACTTCGTCGAGCGACGGTCCACACCCCAGCATGGCCGTCACCGCGAGCAGCGGCAGGAGAAGGCGGAGGGTGGAGACGACGCATTGGTGGCGGGGCGGCATGGGCGTGTCCTTTCGGAGCCGGTGGGGAGGGGGCGGCTGCGGGCCCTCAGCAAGCGGCAGGCCGCCACCACCACGGGGGGCAGGCCCGCGCTCACACCATGGCGCCCCGGTCCGCAGGGCGGGACGGGCGTCCTGTCGCGGGACGCCGTCCTTCAGGGCGCGGGCTGAAGCCGCCCATCCTCGCTGATGCGAAAGCGAAGGCAGCCTCGGCCCTCGCCCACGGCGGTGAGTCGGTAGGTGCGCCCGCGCTCCACCACCAGAGGCGGCTCGCACGCGCTCACGAGCACCTCGAGGAGAAGGACGGGCAGCAACGCGCGCCAGAACCCCATGGCTACGGTGCGCCCCGGCCGGCTCGGACTTCCGCGATGGCGGCCGCGAGCTGCGCGGAGTAGTTCTTCCCGTTGACGAGGAAGGGCTTCGGGGGCGTGCCAAAGCAGCCCTGGCGGAAAGCCTGCTCCAGCAGCTCCGCCTGCTGCTCCGGACCCATCTCTGCCCACAGCCTGCCCTCGCGCAGGGCCTTGGCGTAGTCGTACCCGTCTCCCAGGTACTGGCCGGCCAGCGACTCGCTCATGTAGTCGGTGCCGCCGTGCTGGTGCTGCCAGACGTGCGCGGCCTCATGGACGAGCAGTGCCTCGGTGAGGGGCAGGTGCTTCTGCGGGATGTAGAGGGTGTCGCCGAGGGTGAAGGGCCGACCCGAGAGGGTGAGTAGGCCCGCGTTGCCCTCCTTGATGCGGATGCGCGAGGTGTCGAGCGAGTCGCCGTACACGCTTCGGAGCGCCGCCAGCTCCGAGTCCGTCAGCTTCCGGCCCACCGGCTCCACGCCCAACAGCGTCTGGACGGCGCCGAGGGCCCGGCCACCCACCATGAGGAGCGCGTCCACGGGCGTCTGCACCACCTTGACGAGTCCCTGGCCAAGTTGCGCGAGGCCCTCCCGGAAGCGGCCAGTGACGAGCTTCCCCAGGCCGCCCGCCAGCGTCTGCGCGGCCTCGATGCCGTTGCGCACGAGGCCCACCGTCGTGTCCACGGCACCTCGCACCACGCCGCGGAAGGCGTCGCCGGCAGCAGCAGCAATCAAACCCCACAAGCCCTTCTGGGCGGTGCCGCTGCTCGTGCGCGTTGCCTGCGCAGGGACGGCAGGCGCGAGTGCCACGCTCGAAGCTTCAGCGGTTTCGGCCGGGGCGCGAGACGCCTGTCCGAATGGCTGGACGGAGTTGGGGGCTGATGAGGGGGCGGGGGCGCGCACGAGTCGCAGCGTGGGGCTGCCGGTTCCTCCGGAGGTCGTAGCGGGCTCGGTGGGGGTGTCTGTGGTGAGACGGTGAGAGGGGCGAGAGAGTCGGTCCATGGCAGCTCCCAGAAGTGGTGCCGCCGCGCCTGTGCAGCCGGTGTGCCCTCCACCTTCGGAGTGGATTCCGGGCATTGCTGGGCGGCTGATTTACCCGGTGCATCGTTACTGTTCGCCGAGCCCCGTAGGGGGCAGGCCGCTGAGCAGGGCTGTTCACCACGGAGCAGAGCGGCAGAGAGTCGCCCCGGAGCCCATTAGCGCGGTACTACGGTGCCTCTATGAGCGAGAAAAACCTGAAGGCGCTGATCGAGGATGTCTTGCGCGAGTTCCATAGCCAGCACAGAGAAGTGAGGAAGCGGGTGAGTGCGCAGCGTGAGCAGGGGCTCCCCTACTCCCCAGAGGACGTTAAGCGGTTGGGCGAACTCAATGCCATAGTCAACCCGCTTGAGAGGGCTTTGGAGGCCCTCAAACACCCCGTTGCTCTGACCCCTGACGACGTGGAGAAACTCTTAAAGAACCTGAAGGACGAAGAGGAGCGCCTGAAGAACAACGTGGGAGACCGGCCGAGCGACGAAGAGTAGCCGCCGCTCAGCACTGGATGGCGGCGTCCGCGCCTACTGCCCGTCTACAGCTGGCCTCACGGTTGTAAGGGTTGGTGAGTCTGCGCTGCGTAGCGTACCGCGAAGGTCCGCAGCGCCTCGGGGAACGGCAACGCCCCGCCCCGTCGTCCGGCCTTCAGTCACTGCGTCTCCTGCTGGAACTGCTCCAACTCCTTCTCCATGGCCTCCTCCTTGTGGAGCCCTGGAACTCTCATGTCGCAGCCCTCACGTCACGACGGGGCACGGCGAGCACTTACGGTGCATCCGCCCGCGCCTGTGCCGCCCAGCCACCTGTGAGGTGGGCGGCAGAGGGCTTTGCCACCCTGGACCCTGGGAGGGGGGGACATGAGCGTTGCTGAGCGGCGCGGCGCGGCGCGGCGCTGTAGGTCGTCGCGCTCAGCCCTTCCGCGACACCACCACCTGCGAGACGCCGGGGGCCACCCAGCGCCGGGCCGCGTAGCCGGCCACGTAGAGCCACTTCACCTCGCGGTTGCCCGGACCGTGCCGCTGGCGCTTGAGGTGCCCGCACACCAGCACCTGCTCAGCGAGCCGGCCGGCCGTCCCGTCCACGTCGCTGCCCGGGCCGCGAGTGGCGGGGGCGCGGGCCACGCGCTCCTCGTCTAGGTACACGTGCCGCACGTGGACGCCCTCGGCGCCGGCGCCGCCCTTCTTCGCGCGCCGGGCAGTGTCGCGCTGGCGCTCCTCCTCCACGCGCAGCGGTGCGCCCTCGGCGTCCAGCAGGAGGCCCAGCACCACGGCGAAGCGCGCGGCCTCCCGGGCCCAGGCATGATGGGTGGACACGTTCTCCACCAAGGGCGATGACGCCTGCTCGGTGCCCGCTTCGAGTTCCTCCCCCGTCCACTGAGGGCGCCACTGGGCGACAGCGCACCAATCGGGCGCTCCGAGGCCAATGAGGTACGTCACGCCGTCAAGCTCGTAGCCGGCCAGGGCCACGGTTTCGCCCCACAGGCGTTCTCCCGCCTCCGGCCGTCTTGCCTCCACGAGCCATGGCCCTCGCAGGAGCCGGGGAGGGGCGTCCGGCAGCGCATGCAGGTCCGTCTCCGCCACCTGGCGGGCGGCGGCCGGCCGCACCTGGTGCGCCACCAGCCGGCGCTGGGACAGCAGCGCGAGCGCCGCGACGTTGACGAGCTGGGGCACCTGGGTGCCCGTGTTGGACCCCCAGCACGCGCTGGCCACCGCCTCCGCAGCGGCGCGGAAGGGGAGCGAGGAGGGCACCTCGTTCGCGTACGGCCGCGCCTCCATCACCAGCCCCAGCAGCGCGGTGTTGTCTGGCTCCCAGCTCACATGCCCTCCGGGGGCTTCCAGCCGCGTGCCCGCGCGGCCTCCTCAAGGGCAAGTCTCACCGCCCCCGAGGTTTTGGCGGGGTACTCCTTGTCGGGCTCCAGGCGTAGGTGCTCAACGAGGTGGGCCAGAGCGCTTTCGGAGCGCCGGTTTAGGCACACCTCTGTGGAGCGTGTGCGGCTCCCCTTGGGCGCGCGCCGCGCCTCGGGTGGTGTCTTGGTGGGGTCGTGTCTTGGCACGTCATCGCCTTTCGGCAATCGCCCCAGTCGGGCCGGGGCGCAAGTTTCATTCCCTTTACTCCGGGACCTCCGTGACGTTGACGGACGCCGCGCGCTCGCCCCAGGCGCCCGCCTCAGCACATGCGGTACCGTCGCGCAGCATGAGGGCGCTAGCCCCGGGCACCGCCCTGGCCGACGCAGACGGAATAGCCTGGCCAGGTCTCGAGGGTGGCGGTCACGACGCGCATTGGACGTTGCCCGTCGTCACGACGCCCGGCTTCCCCGATGCCCGCCAGGCGAGCTCGGCCCGCCACGCTTTCGCGTCGTTCGCGCCGAAGATACGCTCGACTTCTTGGACGGTCATCAGCTCACCGGGGCCTGCCCAGTACGTCCAGTCAGACCGTGTCCCGGCAGCGACACCGAGTTGAAACTCCAGGCTCGGGAGGAGTTCGGCGAAGCGGGCCACCTCTTCGCGCCACGCCCGAATCCCGGACAAGTCGTGCGCGGCGAGCATGTCCAGCCGAGCACGCTGCAGGTTGTGAGACCGGTCAACGAGCCTCTCGCACTGCTCCACCACCTTGGCGAGCTTCCCCCACTCACGGCGCTCGGTGTCCGTCGCGCCGCCTTCCGCGCGCCCCTTGCAGTATGCGGCCATGTGCCCGCACTCAAGGCGCGGGAACCAGCCCATGCCGGCCCGGCGCCGCTCGACCTCGGCGGAGCACGCGAGAAGAAGGGCAGTGTACTGCCGGAAAATCTGTGACGGGTTCATATCTCGTCTCCTCTGTATTGTTGGCCGGCCCGGGGTGCACCGGCATCGCCCGAAGGCATCGGCCCTGGGGCCGCGAGGTGAGACAGGTTACTGATTTGGGAAGAGCGTTCCGAACTCGCGCAGTTGCGCGTCTTCGCGGTCGCTCTGCTCCTGGCAGCGGCGGCAAACGCGAGAGCCTTGAGTGTCGTCCTTCCCCTGTGCGCGCAGGTAGGGGAGCCCGCATCCGTCACACTTGCTCAGTTCAGCAGACCGCAGCGCCGCCCAGAGAACCTCGTGCGTGCAGTCTCCAGAGAGCGCTTTCAGCTCCGCCAGAGCCAGTGTTCCGTCAACCCAGACGTCGCCGTTGCCGTCCGCAATCCGGATGCGTCCCTCCTCTTGGAGGGCGACCGCGCCGCCTGGGTCCAATCGCGCCAACTCCTCGTTCAGCGGGTCCGTCAGCCACGTTTCCAGGATGGATTTCTCGGCCATGGCGAATTTCCTTCGTCCGACGCGGCTGAAGTGCCGCTGTCGATGCAGAGAACAATAGTGCCGGCACTATTCAATGCCAATAGTGCCGGCACTATTCGACTACCTCTACGGAGGTATGGACCCTCTCCAGTTTTGCCAGTCCTCAGCTGCTGCGAATGGGAGGACGGCAGCTACCCCTGCAACCCAGGGAAGAGCGGCCCGGCGCTCACCTCCGGCGTGTGGGCCAAGCGCTGGATGGCGAGCGTCAGCAGGCCCACCACCTCCAGTCGGGTGAGACCGCCGACGTCCTCCCACGCAGTGAGGCCCAGTCCGCCAATGCTGGGCGGTACCATGCAACGCGCGGCCTCCGCGTACGCCTCGCGCCAGGCGGCCACCTCGCGGGGCGGTACCGACTTTCCATTGTCGAAGGGCTTCTCCAACTGCTCGGGCGTGGCCTCGAAGCGCACCGCGTCCAGCAGCTTGTCCAACTCGACGCGGGCCTTCTTGGAGAGCCGCAGCCCGTGGGCCGCGGCGTGGAGGCTGGGCCAGCCCGAGGCCACTCGGGCCCGGAGCTGCTCCAGCGCGGTGGTGAGGGTGTGCCTCAGCACGCACGCGCCCCTACCGGCCACGCGGCATACCAGCAGCCGCCCTGGCCGTCCCCGCGGAGTGCTACGGGCACCTGGTGGGCGTCTGGCGTGCGCGAGCTGCCGCCCCAGCACGTGACGCGGTACACGCGCTTCAGGCCCACCAGCCCGTGCACCTCGGCCATGGGGTGCCACGTGCCGTCGGCGAGCAGGGCACGCAGGCGCTCCGCCGCGTCGTGCAGGTCCTCCGGAGAGGCAGGCGGTGGTGCCAGCGCGGACTCAACGCGCTCAACATGAGGCGGAGCAGGGGCCGGTGGGGCCACGGGTGCCGCGTCGCCGAACAGCCCCAGTTGCTCGACATGGAGCATGGGCGGGACGGGCCTGTCGTCGGCGGGCAGCTCGCGACGGGGCGGGGGCGCAGCTGGTGCCGGCGGCTGCTCGAGCGCGGGTGTAGCCACAGGCAGCCCAGCGGGCATCGGGTACACTTCAGGGCGCCAGAGGCCGTCCCGGGCGAGGCGCGCGCGCTCGCGGAGTTCGGGCAGCAGCTCCGGGTCCACAGGCGCCAGTCGCTGGACGGCGGCGGCCTGGAGAGGCTCGAACACCTGCACCTCCTCTAGCCACCACGCCACGGTACCGCGGCAGAAGGGGGTGCCGGGCGGGCTCCACCACGCGTCCCGGCCGAAGGCCCGGGAGTCGTTGCCGACGGTGGACACCTCCGCGAGCCGGGCCACCGCCACGTAGCAGCCGGCGGGCAGCACGTCACCGGCGGGCGCCTCCAGGCCGTGCGCCTGGCGCAGCCAGTCCACCGCCTCCGAGTCGTATTCGCGCGTGGCGTAGAAGGCGAGCCAGCACCCCAGGAGGTGCTCCGGCGGGTGCAGAGGGTGGCGGCGCGCCGGGACGCCAGCGCGGGCAGGCTCCACGTCCGCGACGAAGACGCTCCACATGCCGTGGTGGGTGAGTGCCCACGTCCATGGCCGAGCCAGCGGCAGGTGGAAGACGCCGCGGCCCTTCTGTGTGTAGCGGCGAGGGCCACCGAGGGGCGCGCAGCTCATGGCCCGCCTCCTGCGGACTCCAGCCGGCGGAGGCGCGTGCTTCGCTCCAGTAGCTCCGCCAGCGCACGGCAGGCAGGAGTCCACGCGGGGCCTCCTGCGGGTGCCCCGCACGCACAGGACGTCGCCGGCTGCATGCCTCCGCGCAGGTGCTGGGCACGCACGGCTGAGCGCAGAGCCTGAATGTCGTCCACGGCGATGCCGGAGGGGTGCTCAGTCACGGGAGGGGCCCTCTCCAGACGGGAGCAGCGGGGAGAGGGGGGCCGACGCGTAGCTACCCACGGCGCACCTCCGTCCCAGTGCGCGGCGCGGGCTCGACGACTGCGGGGCGGCCGAGCGCGGCAGCCAACTTCCCCTCACGCACAACGACGAGCCGCACGTCCTTGCAGGAGAAAAGGTACGTGAGGAGGTGGCGAGAGGCGCTGTCGTCGGCGCGGCCTGAGAGGCTCAGCCTGACGCCGTTCAGCTTCACCGACAGCACCTGCCTGCCGTTGGCCTGGTCCTGGAGACGGTACGGGCGGAGGGGGTAGCCGTCCTGCAGCGCGTGCTCTGCGCCGAGCTGGGCGGCCTCCTGGGCCACTCTCACCAGCACCTGGCCGGCGTGCTCAGGGGCCAGCATCTCGCCGGCGTCGGCGGCGAGCGGACACGTCGGCGCGTGCTGGTGGGGCTTCGGGAGGCGGGCACCCTGGGAGTCGACGGTCTGCGCCGTCTCCGTCCGGCACCGGCGACACCAGGACCGGTCGGCACTCCACTCGACGATCTCCTGCTCCAGCGCCTCGCGCAGCCCCGGGACCGGGATGGGCGACTGGATGTCCACTTCGCCAGACAGGGCGTTGTCGAAGAAGTCCCAGAGCGCCTTGGCGTTCTCCACGCCGTTCCATCCATACCGGTGTGCCACTTCAATCAGCTTCTGGAGGTCGGCAGCCTGCCTATCCCGCTCGCCCTCCAGCACCAGCACCTCGGTCTTCTTGCACTCCAGCGAGGCCCGGGCCTCGCTCAGCGCCGACTCCAACTGCTTCCACGCGTCGGTGGCCTCGCGCCAGCCCGGCAAGTACATGTCCATCTCGCCCCAGGAGAAGCCGCCGCGCTCCGCAAGGCGCTCGACGCTCTGGTCTCTGCTGTACTGCTGGGAGTACGCCGCCCATGCCCGCTCCGCCACCGCCCACGGCACGCTGGTGGGGCCCGGCTTCGTGCGCTGGTCCCTCGTCACCTGGAGGGGGAACTCCGGATACTCTCTTCGGACGCGACTCACGCACGCCGGGCAGCCGTAGCTCGCCCCGTACTTGTGCTCGCACGTCGCCTGCTTGGTACACGTTGTCATGGGAACCTCGGGGAACAGCGGGAGAGAGGCGCGGGCGGCCGGGGCAGCACCGCCCGCGCGCACGTCAAACGCGACTCAAGGCGTGGCGGGCACCACGCTGCCGTCGCTCCATGCCACCTGACCGTCCACCACCGTCAGCACGCTGGTGATGGTGGCCAGCTCCGCGACTGGGGTGCTGCTCGGGTCGCGGGAGAGCACCTGGAAGCTGGCCCGCTTTCCGGGCTCAAGCGTCCCCAGGCCATCCCAGCCGCGCGCCTTCGCCGCCACGCGGGTGTACGCGGCGAGGGCTTCGTCCAGGGTGATGGCCTCGGACGGACGGAACGGGTGCGTCACCGCGAGCTGAAGCTGGAGCCAGGAGGACGTCGGCGAGCCGAAGTCGTCGGACGCGAAGGCCACCGTCAACCCCAGGTCCAGGAGGGAGCGCAGTGGCTCACTTCCTGCCACCACGGCCGGCTCGTACCGCGCCGCGGACAGCGGCGGGACACTGGCCAGGTGGGTGGGGTTCTGCACCAGGGTGAGCCCCAGCGCCTTCGCCCGCTCCACGTCCTCGCGGGCAATGAGGTCGCCGTGCTCAAGGGTGATGTTCGGCCACGAGCGGAAGCCGCCCAGCGCCTCCAGCCTGGAGAGGAGCAGGGCGACGGCGCCGTCACCCAGGGCATGCGCCAGCAGCCGCCCCTCGCCGTTCGCCACCCGCTGGATGGCGCGGTCGATGTGGTCATTCGAGAGGTTGGGGAACCCGAGCCACGACGTCACGGTTTCCGGGCACGTCTCGGGCCGGACGTAGGGCACCTTGACGAGCGCTTCGCAGCGGTCCGGCGAGCCGTCCACGAAAATCTTGTAGTGCAGCTCGCCCACGCTGGGCGCGCACACCTCGTCCGGGGACGTGAGCAGGCAAGCCCGGCGCCAGAAGTCGCCCGGCACCTGCGCGTAGATGCGGTCCCCGCGCTGCTCGGAAACCATGAAGGGGATGTTCAACCCCCGGACCTGGCCCACCTTCCACGCGGCCTGGACGTACGCCGTGGCGTGCGCCACCAGCTCCGCGTCCGTGAGGCGCTCCGCGAGCGCCTGGAACAGAGGGACCTCCGCCAGCTCCTGCACGAAGCCGGTGAGCCGGCCGCTCGCGTCGCGGGTGAGGCGCCCGCCGTAGGGGTCCGGCTGGCCATCCACGTACCCGGCCAGCGCGAGCGAGGCCGAGTTCACAGCCATCCCGTGCCCTCCCCAGGACACCGCGATGATGGGGTGCTCGGTGCTCACCCCGTCGAAGGTGGCGCGCGGGTCCAGCCCGATGGTGCTCCAGAAGTTCACGCTCACCAGTGCGACAATCGGGGTGCCGGCGGGGACCTGACGGGCGCGCTCGCGGAAGAGTTGCACCACCTCCGCCGCGTTCGGCCCGTAGGGGTACTGAGGGTGAGCGGGGTTGGAGACGTACTCGGGCGAGTTTACGAACCATTCCGGCCGCCCCAGCGGCTCGGCGTGGATGTGCCCATCGACGAACGCGCACATGAGGGTGCGCCCCTTGAGGTCGACGCGCTGGGCCGTGCGCACGGCCTTGTCCTCCACCTCCTTGAAGGTGCCCACAGCGAGGACGCGCTCGTCCTGAACGAGCAGCGCCTCCTGTGGAGGCTGGCCCTCGACGCAGGAGCGGACGGGCCCGCCGAAGAAGAGCACCTGCGCCGGCGGCTCGGGTGGAGGGGGCGGGTGGGTGCTGTCGCATGCGGCGACGGTGGCGAGAATGAGAAGAGTTGCAAACGAACGGGACATACGTCTCCTGTTGGGACTGCGGGCTGGGCCGAGTCCGCGACGCCGGAGTCGAACCGGCGGGTACCTGGTGAAGGACGCCTGCTGCCTGTCGCGGAAGTGCCGGATGCGCTCCGGCAGGCGGACCGCGCTTCAGGCGGGCGTCAACGTCTCGATGTCGCGCGCCGGGAGGTTGGGCGCAGTCGCGTCCAGTCCCAGCGCGGCGAGCACCTCGGCGGCGGTGACACACACCGCGTCGGCCGCCATCAGGTACATCAGTTCCGGCTGGGTGCCAGGCTCCAGCAGGACGACGCACCGTCGGCCGGCGCCGGCCGCCCAGCCGAGCTCGAGGTGGGCGCTCCTCCCGCACGGCAGGACCAGCACGCACGCCTCAGCGGACCGCAGTGCATCCATGTCCCTCGCGAAGAACTCTCGGGCGCGCCGGCTCTGGGTCAGGATGTCGCGGAAGGTCGCGGTGTCCCACGTGCGATGGTCCCCCTCCCCGAGCAACTCCCACGCGGTGAACCCCTCGCGCCCGTCCTCGTCCTTGCGGAAGTCGTAGACTTCACAACCTGCCGCACGCAGCAGCCGCACCATCGCCTGCTGTCGCTCCTCGTTCCTCCAGCTCGACGCGACGTAGACCTTCATCCGTGACCTCCTGCATGCACTGCGTGAAAAGGTGCGGGCCCGCCTCGGTCAGGGGGGCTACCCCGAGCCGGGCCCGCGGGCGCGCACCGTGCGCGCCGTGAATGACTGCCCCGCCGGGCCCAATGCCCGGCGGGTGTGGCAGCAGGCGGGATTGCTCGGCCCAGCGGGGAACTGCTGCTGCCCGCCCACCACCACGAAAAGGCCCCGCCTGTGCTGTCGCGGGGGGCCGCCTCCTGTGAGGTGGAGGCGTGCGCGGGCGCTGGTGCTGGGGCCCCCGCGCACCGGCAGGCGCTCAGCCGTCCTGGCCCGGCTCTCGGACCGCGGACTCCGGAGGCGTCTGCTTGGGGACACGGCAGCGCAGCTCCGCCTCCGCTTCCAGCGCGGCCAGATTCTCCCGCATCGCCTTGGCCCAGCGCGCCTTCGGCTGCTCCAGCAGCTTCTCGTGGGCCATGTCGATGGTCTCGCTCAACTCCTCGTCGGACAGCTCCGAGGGCGTCTTCCCCTTGTAGGGGCCGAACGCCACGACGACGGCGGACGTGCGTGGCTGGTCGGCCTGCTGGGTGGAAGGCCCTGCCATGTTCTCCTCGACTCGCTTCAGCGTGCCCGCAGCCTCGGGCGACTTCATGGCCAGCGGCTGCGCCAGCTCCAGTGCCTCACGCGTGGCCGTTCTCGCGGGCAGGACAGCAGGGGAGGACGGGGGCGACTCTTGCGGCGCCGACTCCTCGGACTGCTCCTCGGCCGGCATCTCCTCGCGCACGTACAGGCCGCCGAAGGCCTCCGGGTACGCCTTCCGGAGGGCCGCCACGCGGGCGCACTTCTCAATCATCGTCGTGGGAATCTTCGCCCACAGCGGCGTCGTCTGGACGTAGCCGCTGAAGTCCAGCCACACCACGACGGGCAGCTTCCCGTCACGCACCACGCGGGCCCAGGCGCCCACCAGCGCGCCCTTGCGTTTGGCCGGGTTGAAGCGGTGCACCACCTCGCCCTTGCCCTGGTCCAGGCTGATTTCGTCCTCGGCGAACACGGCGCTCGCATGGATGCCCCGGAAGTCCGAGAAGCGCTCGGCCCGGGCCAGCATGCCGGCCTCAGAGGGCTGGAACTCGTGCTTCGTCACCCAGTTGGGCCGCTCGCGGTTTCCGATGTTGAGACGGCGCGCCACGCAGAACGCCTCCTTCAGCAGCGGGTCCAGGCCGCTTCGCCGGCATTGCTCCATGAAGAGGAGGAACTCGTCCTCCGAGATGCCCTTGGGGCAGATGGTGCGGCGCACCAGCTCGGCGCGCTCTGGAGTCCAGCCGGTGTGAGGCAGGGTTCCGTCAGCCATGGGTGTCGTCTCCTCAGTCAAAGCGCTCGCCGGCTTCCTGCAACGCACGGCGCAGCAGCTCCCGCTCTTCGGCGGTGGTGTCGTCCACTTCGTCTGCCCACTCGAAGTCCCGCCACCGGTGCTTCCCGCTGTGGCCGTCCTCGCGCTCGCACAGCACCCAGCTTTTCTCCGGGTGCTCGACGTACGCGTGACAGAGGTAGAAGCGGGTGCAGGGCATTGGAACCTCGTGAGTCCCATGCAATAGCGCCTACCTCTGACATTCAGCCTGCGTCTCGCTCCTGCGCATTGAGGGCGGAGACTCCCGCCTTCCAGTAGGCCGTGCGCGCCCACCACTGCTCGACACCGAAGAAGCTGCGCAGGGACACCTCCGAGGCGTGCAGCGACAGCAACGCGGTGTCCTGCCGCGTCACCTCTGCCTGCAGCTCGCGCCACCGCTGCTGCGTGGCGCGGGTGCCGTTGGGGGCGAGGGTGCGCAGCTCGTCCTCGGCGGCGCGCTTTGCTTCGCGTGCTTCGGCCTGGCGCTCCACAAGACCAGTCGCCTGGGCCAGCGCCTCACGGATGGCCTCCGTCTGCTCCTCGCGCCACCACGGCTCCAACGCGCGGAGCCGCTGGCACACGTCACCCAGCTCGCCCACAGCCGCAGGCCGCGTGCAGGACGTCACGGCAGCGCCCCGGCGTCCCGAAGCGCAAGCTGGATTCGTTCGTACAGTCCCTCTGGCCAGCCCTCCGGCTCACCTTGTGCCTCCACCACTTCGTAGACCTCGAGGAGCGCGCCTGTCACGGTCGGCGCCCCAGGATTTCCGTCATGGAGGGCAGCGCCCTCCACCACCGGCTTCATGTCCTTCATCACATCCCCCTGTAGTGCAGCTCCTCTCGGCGTCCTCGCTGGCCACCCAGCTCGCGCCCGCCCATCGCCCCTCTCCCTCCCGGGAGCCCCGTCCGTCCGCCGCGAGAAACAACCTACTCTGTTAGCAATTTGTTTGCAATATGCTTGCAAACAACTTGTAAACATTTCCGCCGGTCACTACCCTCGCATCGCCAACAACCGCTGCGTGTGAGCGCTGCGCCTCAGGAGGTCGATGTGCGAAGGTCCGACGCCATGAGCCTGATCCCGGACAAACCGCCCAAGAAGCGTCCGCCGAACGCGACCATCGCGTACCGGCCGCCGGACGACCAAGCCGACTGGATTGATTCACGCCTGAACGGGGGATGGTCGCAGGCGGCCTTGCTGACCGAAGTGGTGGGGATGCACCTCCACCTGGACCGCACGCTGGAGCCGCACATGGACGCGGTGCGCGCCTTCGCCAAGAAGGAAGGCCTGGAACCGCGGGGAGAGGACGACACGATGTGGCTGCGAGAGGCGCTGGCTCGCCTCATGGTGCGTGGGCTGGAGGCCGAGCAAGGCAAGTCGACGAAGAAGGGCGGCAAGTAGGTGGGCAGCAGAGCGCGAGAGGGCGCCATGAATATGGGCCGCAGCAGGACGTCAGGGGTGGCGCAACGAACGGACGGCACTCCGACGCACCACTACTTGGTGAAGCTCCGGGACCTGCCCGGATTCGGTCGGGTCTACCTCGCCATCCAGCGGGTGACGGAGGCGCCAGCCATCGTGCAGGCGTACACCGGGCGCCAGCAGCCTCTCCCCGCCGGGATGGAGTTGCTCGTGAGCACGGGTGACAACCCTCGGAACCTGACGGTGGAGGTGCGCGGCGGTGCCGACGGCCCGCTGATGGAGACGCTCGAGGACGCCAGCAACCTCCTGGATGTGGCGCTCTCCCGGCCCGAGGCGGTGGCCCACCTGCAGCGGGTGAGAATGGCCCGACGTGCCCGGTCCATGCCTCTCGCCTGGCGGCGGGGGGCTGCGTACGGGGCCGGTGCCGCGCTCGCCGCTGTCCTCGCAGTGTGTCTGCTGAGACGGGAGGCCGAGCCGCCAGGACACAGCGAACACGCCCTTCTGAATTCGGGACGGCTGGAGTCTACGGAGGACGCTCCCCTCGCTGAGGGCACCGCGACGTGGGCGAACGTACTGGTCGGCAGCTCCACGCCAGCCCCGATGACAGTCCGCAAGCGCTTCGTGCTCCCCGACAAGCCCTTCAAGGGGCAGGACAGCCCGCCGTGCATGAGGGGGCACCACGCCATCAATGGCGGGTGCTGGCTCAAACTGGAGGAAAAGGCGCCCGACTGCCCTGAGGGAAGCGCCGAGCACAAGGGCGGCTGCTACGTCCCGGTGAAGGGGGAGAAGCCGGGCTCGGTGAGTGTCGAGCGGAGGCGTCCGTGAGCGAGGAGCGCTTCGACCCACGTGTCGAAGCGCATATCTACGCCGACATGGCCGGCGAGTTCGAACGGAAGGAACATCACGCTGCCGCTCAACGCTGTGCGATGGTTGCAGGAGCCTTGGCGCAGGACCATGGTGCGCTGCCTGGGGACGCTATCGTAGCGCCCGAGGAACTCGCCGCCGTTCGGGCATACGAGCGAAGTGAGAAGGCCGGGCAGGAGTTCTGAGCGCTGCCCGTCAGGTGCTCCGCGCGCTCGGCCTCTACTCGTAGCGCCGCAAGACTTGACACCGCCCGGACTCCGGGTGCACCTTGACGTTTGCAGCACGCAGCACCTGGACCGAGCAGTTCACGGATAGCGGCCAGGGTCTCCTCAGAATTCAGAGCGCCGGTGGCACCACTGCGGTGGACCACTCGCGTTCCGGCTCGCGACGGTTCTCTATCCGTGGCCGTCGCGCGCCGTCTTTCCGGAGGTGCGCCGTGCTCACCCAGAACCAGCCAGCGATGAGCCTAGACGCTGGGCATGGCGCCCCCTACACCCGCTGTGTCTCCGCCGCGCTGGATGCAATGTCTCGGCTCGCGGACGCATGCCGCCGTGACGTCCCCTCTCAAGCCGCTGGCGTGCGGGTTGCTCAGGGCTGTTCAGGTAAGATGGAGTCCTACTTCATGGGTTTTTTCACGGCATTGGGGCTGGTAATTTGTTCAGTGGGATGGAAGGGATGAGCAACGGGGGCGACGTGAGCAACTGCAACGGTGGTTCAGACAACTCCAGCCCTTCCGGCGTCTCGGGCCCTTCGCTCGTCGTCGTGCCCGAGGGAGGCCTGTGGACGGCGGTCGAGGTCGCCGACTTCCTGAGCGTGTCCGCCGATTGGGTCTGGAAGCAGGTCCGCCTCAACAGCGGCTTCCCCTTCATCCGCCTGGGTAACCGCAACGTGCGGTTCGACCCGGCGAAAGTGCGTGCGTGGGTGGAGGCCCAGTCCTCCGGGGGGCCGCGGTGAAGCCCGGCGCGTACTTCCGTCCCAACAAAGAGGGCAAGGCCGTCGTCGCCGCAGGCAAGCGCCTCCAGAAGAGGGCCCCCGACTTCGGCACCTGGTGGGTGCGGTACACGGACTCGGCCGGCGTTGGGCGGCGTGAGCGGTGCAGCGAGGCCTTGCAGGAGGCTGCACACAAGCGGGCCATGGAGCTTCACCTCCTGTCGGAGCGTCGCCGCAAGGGGCTCGATTCCGACGCCCTCAACATCATCCCCTGCCGACAGTTGCACGCCCTCTACCTGGAGGCGCACTCGCACCTCGGCAGCCAGGCACCGATGCGCAGCCAGGTGAAGAACTGGTTCGACCCGCACTTCGGCAGGAAGCCTACGGCCGACGTCACGCCCGCCGACTGCGAAGCGTTGCTCGCGGCGGCTCGTAGCGCGGGGCAGAAGCCCGCGACGGTGCGACAGCTCCACATTCGCGGGCGCCTCATCTGGGACTACGCGGTGAAGCGGCTGAAGGCAGCGCGTGAGAACCCCTGGCGTAGCGTCGCCCGGCCGGAGGTGCCGAAGAGGGACGTGGTCTTCCTCTCGCGAGAGCAGGTGGACGGCATCCTTGCTGCGGCGGGCCCGTTCCGTTTCCTCCTCCTCCTGGCCGTCGTCACCGGCGGGCGACGCGGGGAACTCGGCGGCCTGCGATGGGATGACTTCCACCTGGACGAGGGGCCCACCGGCACCGTGCACTTCCGGCGCAGTTGGGGACGCTCCACCACGAAGGGCAGCAAGGAGAGGGTGGTGCCGCTGCACCCGGTGCTGCTACCTCAGCTGCAGCGCGCCCGGGCGGCCGCCACCTCGGAGCTGGTGTTTCCCGCCCCACGCAAGGGCGGCATGCGTCATGAGGCGTGGAAGGTCGCCCGTCTGGTGCGGAGCATCGCCCAGCGCGCGGGCGTGGAGCTGCCTGCGGGCACCACCTTCCATACCCTCCGGAAGACGTTCATCACCCACCTGATTCGGGACACGGGCGGCGACATCGTCACCGCCCAACAGCTCGCGGGCCACTCCACGCCGGCTGTCACTGCCACCTACTACGTGGGCCGGGACGTCGAGCACCAAGCCAGCCGCGTCGCCGCGCTGCGCCTTGTAGGGAGCGTGGTAGGTGAGCACACCGTGGACACACGGGCCGCGACTGGCACTGAAGTTGATGTAGGATACACTGAAAAGGAGGAGCAAATGCAGGGGGTTAGCTATTCGGAGCGCTCGCGCCGCAGGCCCAGCGCCTTCATCTTCTTGTAGAAGTGCCCACGCTCCAGGTCGAGGATCCGCGCTGCTTCCGTCACGTTGTCGTGCGTGTGCGCGAGGACGTGCTGGATGATGTCCCGCTCCG